CTGCCCCACATTTTGATGTTTGAGCACTCGATTATTCACCTGAATTAGGTCATTATGGTAGACAGGTGGGTTCGAATCCCACATGACCACTATCTTTTTAATTATACGACCCCTTAAGCCCGGTAACCCGGGCTTTTGGGGGCGGAAGTAGGGTCGCACGAGCGGGTTCGTATATTGAGGTATAAATAAAGATAAGACATATGATTAAAGTTGATTTCAAGATTATCGATCCAGTAAGTAACCAGACCATTAAGACATACAGCCTAGATTTAGAGCCAAGCCGTGTACTCATTGAGGTAGATGAAGCCCGAGCCGTGTGGGATGAGTACCAGGTGGTAGCCTCAAGTGTAGACCCTGTACCATTTGTGGTTTACAAGATCAAGACACATAAGCAAGAAATGATGGAGCGCCAGTGGTTAATGGATCTACATTACGAGGTCTGCGACCAGGATTTCTAGCCAACCAAGTATCTTTTTAATTATACAATACACCCTAAGCCCGGTTTCATAACCCGGGCTTTCGGTGGCCATGAGCACACACCAATTTATCCAACAGAACCAAGACCGTATTGAGAACATAGACGGTAACCTAGATGAAGCCGCAATTACCATTATGAATGATAATGGGCGCCTGGAGTTTTATTATTTTGAAAATGGGGTCATGGTCAGCGCCAGGGCTAAAAACCCAAATGTGTGCGAATGGTAACTGGTGTTGGGTCTGGAGACCATGGAGACCCGAGACCCGAGATCCAAGACCTTATATCCTGGTAAGGGGATCTGGTGGCGTACGGCGGTATATATATGGTATATATATGGTATTATGTATAGGGTACCACGCGCGTTGGGGTCAATATATGCGTGGTATGGCGATTTCCATTACTTAGAGTAAATCTCTTCCTTTTAACCCTTTACCCACATCGACCCATTATATAATTATATATTTCCGATTTGCACATTTTTTGGAAACGCCCGTAAATCCCAAATCCTTCTTTTTAAAAAATTTCTTGGCATCGAGCAAGTATATACGCATATCAAGTGTGGTTTTCATAACCTCACCATATTTATTATCATGATAAAAAAAGCACTTTTAATCCCAGTTTATTTAACGCTTGGTTACATTTTTATTGTTACTTGTTCAATTATGTCCCTTATTAATTTACTAAAATAAATGCCTACACTTAATTATTCATTTGAAGAACTTTGGGGTGAACGTGGTGAAGGAACTTCCTCCATCAATTTAACCGCCGGTACAACTTATAATTTTCTTATTACAAGTAGTATAGGTGCGGGTTATCTTACCCTCGAAACTGTTCGTAATTACGATGGTGTTACCCCTAAAAACACTTCCGGTTCATACACTGCACTTACCAATATTGCTTCATCTGTTATTTCAGATTATATTGCTGGGTTCTCTGTTCCACAAGGTTTTAGTTCATTTGTTTATACCCCAGCTTCTAATGTAGATGGCTCTACACTTAAGTTACGTGGTGTAGGAGGTGTTATTTTAGGAAGTGGAAGTAATGCTCCTACTCCACCCCCTCCAACTTCAGCTACTTTCCAAGTAGATACTACTCAAACAACAGTAGGTTCAACAGGAAATACTCAATTTAAATTACCTTTAACTAATAATGGTGTAATTAATTTTACTATTGATTGGGGTGATGGAAACACTGATGTGATTACTTTTTGGAACCAAGCAGAAACTACTCACACATATGCTACCCCTGGTGTATATGAGGTTGAAATTACCTCTGGTGTACTTAGAGGTTGGTCATTTGCTGGTACTGGGGATAGAAATAAATTAATAGAAGTTTATGATTGGAGTGTTTGGGACTTTAATGTTGCTGGGGCATTTAGAGGATGTAATAATTTAATTTCTAGTGCTACTTCTGTTCCTACTATTACTAGCAATGCATTAAATAACATGTTTCAACAGACAACTAATTTTAATGGACCATTAAATGGGTGGGATGTGTCTGGAGTTGAAAATTTCCAACAAATGTTTTTAAATGCTTCTACATTTAATCAACCATTAAACAATTGGGATGTAAGTAGTGCTACTAATATGAATGGTATGTTTGATGGAGCAACATCATTTGATCAAAATATTGGTGGATGGGATATCTTAAATGTTACTAATTTTAATAACTTTATGGCTTCCAAAACACCTTCAACGTTCTCTACAACTAATTTAAATGCTATTTATAGTGGTTGGAGTGCTTTACCTAGTTTACAAAGTAATGTAACCGCTAGTTTTGGTACCGCTAATTATACTGCTGCGGCTGCTGCTGGAAGGAATACTTTAGTAACTACTTATAATTGGACTATTACTGATGGTGGTCAAGTATAGTATATACGGATAGAAGTATTTTTATAGGTCTAAAAAATAGCTTGGAGGGTTGAAATATATTTCTTATATTTACGGTATAAATAAATAAAAATAAAGGTTATGAAAGAAAAAGACATCCAAGATCTACAAAATGCTGTTGAAAGTGTTGAAAATGTTCAAACAGTAGAACAAGCAGAAGCTCGTATCAAAGAACTTAAAAAAGGAATTCGTAAACTAGAAGTTGCTGTTATTGTAATTGGTTTGGGTATTTTGAGTTTAATTATTCTCCCTATTATCGGAATTATTTCATTTAACTTTACTTTAGCTTTGACTATTGTAGGAGGTATTTTGTTGATTATTAAAGCATTTAAAGACGGAGAAGTTCTTGAATTAGAGAAATATTTTTTAGAACTAGTTTACAAACAATCTAATAATACAAAAGATGGAGAATAAAAAATATCAACCAAGTAGAAAAATTACAACTGCAGACGGAACCATTATGTATATGTTTGATGGTAAACTTCACAATTGGGAAGGTCCGGCAATGATCCCTCAAGGCGATAATCGTAAAAGAGAGTATTATCTCAATGGAATTAAAATGAGCCAAGAACAATGGAAAGAAGCTCTTAAAGGAAGAGAAGGTTTACCTTGGTATAAAGGATCAGGCGCTAAAGCACGATTTTAACACGCAAAATAAAGGTTATGAAACGTATATCAAATGAGGAAACTTTAAATTACGTTCCGTATGAAAGAACTCCTCTATCACCTCAACCCGCATATTTTTCTATTTTTATAGATGATGAAGGGTGGGAACAAGTAAAATATTATACAGCTCGTTATAGACAAAGTGTAAGTGGTTCAAATGGAGATCAATCTGTTTATATTTTAGAAAGTTCTTCTATACCTGACATGGTAAAAATAGGTTATACAAAAGGGGACCCAATTGATCGAGCTAATACTTTGAGTAAATCTACAGGTGTTCCCACCCCATTTAATGTTGTATATTCATACAGTTGCTTTAATGGAGAAAGAATTGAAAAAGCAGTTCATAAACACTTCAGAAAAAAACGAGTTAATTCACAACGAGAATTCTTTTATGTTGAGTTAGATGAAGCTATTAAAGTAATAGAAGATTTAGGAGCTAAACTAGATTAATATTTATACGCGAAATCAATGATTTTATATGGCACTTAAAAATGTATTTGCATTATTTGGGTTTCCGGATGAAGAGAATCCTGAACGTTTAAAACTTGAAGCTGAATTAGAGGATTATAAAGAATCTCCTCATTTTAAGTTAGGGATGTTTCATAAATTGATCATGAATGGTCATTTATTTTCAAAGCAAGTTACCAAATTTTTCGCTAAAGCAGATCCTTCCCTGGATGTAAAAGGAATAGATCAAGCAGGTGAATACATGATGTATACCAGAGCTTGGTTTTGGATTGAGCAAGTTAAAATTAGATCCAAAGTTTGGAAAGATGCTTTGAAACAGTATTCAAATGAAGAATTTTTAATATCTCTCCGGTTGAGTATTTCTTACTTTGAAAGTACAGAAGAATATGAAAAGTGTGCTCATTTGAAAAAAATACAAGACTTTGTACAAAAGAACTTGCCCAAGTAAAAGAAAGTTATTATCTTTAATTATATTTTGATATTAAATTATTGAAAATATAAAGGGTTATAATAAAAATAAGTAAATAAAATAAAATGAAAAATAAAGAATTAGTATTAAGACGGCTAGAGTCTCTAGAAGGAAAATTAAAACGTTTGAGAAGTGCTCTAAACGAAAGAAATGTAGATGCTGCTCGTCAAATTTTACAAGAAGCACTCGAAATTAAAGAGGACACTCAAGCAATCGTAGAACGTGAAAATTAATTAAGTAAATAAAAGTTATGAATCTTACCGCCGAACAAATCCAATCAAATTGGAATGAATTAATGGATTATATTGATAAATATATTTCCGAACCCCGTAAAGAAAAATTATTAGAATTTTATGAGCAATATGCAGACCGTTTGATGTTAATGCCTGCTGCGCATAAAAAAGAATACCATAATGCTTTCCCCGGAGGATATGTAGAACATGTTTTACGCGTTATTCGATGTGCTCTTAAGCAAGCTAAATTATGGGAATCTGAAGGTTGTGACATGACTACATTTACAACTGAAGAATTAGTATTTTCAGCCCTAAATCATGATTTAGGTAAAATGGGAGACGAAAATGAAGAATCATATATCCCCCAGACTGATAATTGGAGAAAGGAAAAATTAGGAGAAGATTATATGTTCAACACTAAAGTTCCATTCTCATCAGTTCCCGATAGAGGTTTATTTATGCTCCAATCACATGGTGTCCAGTATACATTTAATGAAATGTTAGCTATTCAGACACATGATGGTTTATATGATGAAGCAAATAAGAAATATTTAATGGCATTTATGCCAGAACAAAAACCAAGAACATCTCTTCCATTTATTATCCACCAGGCAGATTTAATGGCAGCACGTATCGAGTTTGAACGTGAATGGTTACCTAAGTTAAAAGAGGACAAAAAGTCCGTGGATAACGGAAAAGGAAATTTTACATTGGGGAATAAACCCAACATGTCTAAAAAGACATCAACCAAAACTAAAGCTTTAGGTACGTTTAAAAGTGAAGGTTTAAAAAACATATTTGATAGCTTATGACAACAGTGATAATTAGCGTTTTAGCGGTTTTAGTCGTGATTCTAGGATTCACGACTTTTAACCTTATGCGCAAAGTAGAAAAACAAGAAGACGTATTAGCAGGATATTTAGCATATCTAGATCGTTTATCTCGCACAATTGAAATTTCAGACAAAAAACTTAAAGAACTAGACCGTGGAGGTGTGTTTCAAGCGGATGATGAAGTTGGGGTTATATTTCAATCAATTTTAAAAATTCAAGAAATCCTCAATGAGTTCAACCTTAGAAAGTTCAGTTAAAATGCCTAAAAAACCGGGAAGTAAAAATTACTTTACTCAAGATACTGAGGATGCGATCGTGTTGTATAATAACACGGTCGATCCTGTATTGAAAAGTAAGATTTATGAAGACCGTATCCATTACGCATTTTTCAAATTAACCCAGAATATAATCCATACGTTCAAATTCTACCACACTGAAGTAGAAAATTTAGAACATTTACAACATGAGATTATAGTATTTCTTTTATCTAAAATCCACTTATTCAATCCCCAGAATGGAGCCAAAGCATATTCTTACTTTGGTACTATTGTAAAACGATGGTGTATTTTATACAACGAGAAAAATTATAAAAGTAAAATTAGCAAGGTTTCAGTAGATGAATTATCTAAAGATGATTCAGATCATACTTACACTATTGAACCAAACAATTCAGATGATCGATTATCTCATTTTATGGACGAATATGTTGAATTCGTCAGCTTTAACTTATACGAAATCTTCCCTAAAGAATATGACGCGAAAATTGCGGATGCGGTTTTAGAGTTGTTTAGAAAACGAGATAGTATAGACGTATTCAATAAAAAGGCACTCTACATTTATATACACGAAATGATTCCAGATGCTAAGACTCCTAAGATCACTAAAATAGCAGGTATATTATACGACGTATTTAAGAGAAATTACCTATTTTATCTAGAAGAAGGATATATGAGTTTCCAACTCTAGTAGTTGTTTATATTTATAAAAAACAATACATATGAGTAATTTAGAATCAAACGTATTTGGTAAGAAAAAATTCTCGGATATTCTCAAGGAAATTTACGAAAACCAAAAGAAAAAAGAGACCCAAATCACAGCTTTGATAGGTGAATTAAAACCACTTATCAATGACATTGGTGATGCTACTTTAATTGTTCCTTTAATCAAGGAATATATGGAATTAGGTATCAAAAATGATGAGCAGCTAATTAAAATGGCTACAATCATTCAACGCGCTCTTGCTACTGGTAAATCGGAAGAAGAAGGATTTGGAATGACTGAAGAAGAAAAAGCACAATTATTATCTGAGGTTAAAAAATTCAATCCTAAAGATTAATGGCATACGGTAAATTTGGTTTCCCATCAATGACTAGTAGGGCATTAGGAAACCCTAAAAATTTCAATTCTAAAAAAAAACAAAGTGGCGAAATTCTTGTAAGAGTTAATGACATTATCTTAGATGAAAACCATGCCCAATATAACCCTGACCAAGGATTAAATCAAATAGGAACCATAATAGGTAATAAAGCCAATTTTGATGGAACTATTGAAAACCAAATTATTAGAGCTCGCCCAGCATTTAGTGCTGCTTCAAAATATCCAACAGTAAATGAATATGTAAAAGCTTGGAAACATATTACTCCAAATGAACCTGCTGGTTCTTGGGTATATGGTGAAGTAGTTCCTGTATGGGGTATGCTTTCTCCAAATGTTAGCCCTTATCCTACTAATACAACTAGTTTATTACCTCCTTCACAACAATTAGATTATACTCAAGTTGAAGCTGGTGGTGTAAATGTTGTAAATAATGAAGTACAACAAATTAACTTGAATTCTCCTAATAGTATTAGTCAAGCTACTTTTGTAGAACGTTCAAATATTCACCCATTAATGCCCTATATGGGTGATATATTATATGAAGGTAGATGGGGTAATAGTATCCGATTAGGAAGTACTGCAAAATCAAAAAGTATATTTGCTAATCCTTGGTCTCGTTCAGGTACAAATGGTGATCCTATTACTATAATCAGAAACGGTCAAGATAGAAATGCAAATGAATTTGGAGCTGAACCTATAGTTGAAAATATTAAAAGAGATTTATCTTCTATTTATTTAACTTCAACTCAAGCTCTCCCTTATGATCTTTCAGGACTCCAAGCTATACCTTATAAATCATATACTATTTCAGGAATACCTAAACCAGTAACTCCATCCCAATTTATATCTCCTCAAATATTACTTAATTCAGATAGAATAGTAATAGATGCTCAATCTAATGATGTATTAGTTGGAGCCAATAGATCAATTGGACTGTTTGGAGGTATTAGTATCAACATTGAGTCAGGCCAGATTAATATGTCAGCTAATGACATTAAATTAGGAGTTAGCTCAGATGAAAGTGCAATGCAACCAGTATTAAAAGGAAATGACACTGTTAATATTCTTCTTCAATTAACTAATGTACTCCAAGGACTTTCAGAAGTATTAAAAGTAGCTAAAATTTACCCTGAAGGAGCAACTATTAGTGATACCGCATCCTTAATAATTTCAGGTCAAGCATTGAGTATTTTAGAAGAAGTAGAAAAAAAATTAAAAGATCAAACCAATGGTATTAAGTCAAATTTTGTAAAAACTATTTAAATGGCTGGATATAATTTAAAACAAATACCAAATGGGAGTTTACCTGATTATAGTAATGTAATTAATGCTTTTCAAAGTGATTCTTCTTTATTTGATATTTCAAAACAGTTAGAATTAAGAAACTTAGTATTAGATGTTACTCCTAGATTAATTAGTTTAACTCAAAACATAGTTGAAGATTTTAGACAAGTATCTCAATCAAGAAATTTACCTTTATCTTTAGAAGAAGCTGAATTTGATCTAAATAAAGATGGAATTTTAGATGATGAAGAAAAACAAGAATATGAAAAATCTCAACTTATAAATACTTTTACTTCTTCATTAGATACTATATATTTTTCTAAGTATGGTTTTACTACGGCTGATCTAATTAAATTTAATGATTTATCTCGAAAAGATAAAAATAAAGCAATTGAAACTTATGTTAAAAGCAAAGTTACTGGAAGTTCTCAATATCAAAATATTTCTTCTTCTGTAGCCTTAATTGATCGAATAATTCAATCAAGTATATCCGCTGGAGAAGAATTATTTAAAATATTAAAATCAAATAAATTAAAAACTGTTAGGGGTAAAATATATGATAGTGTTACTAATACCCCTATAAGAGGAGCTAAAATAAAATTTATGTCCTCTGATGGAGAAGATTTTGATTACTATAATGATACTAGTGATAGAAAAGGGAGATTTAAAATAGAAGTTCCTAAAATTTCCGATGGTATATTAGCTGATAACCCCCCACTTCCTCAAACAGAAAATCCTCAATTAGTTACTATTAGTGGAGATATTATGATTCCTGAAGGAGAAAACCCTTTAGGATTTGTAGTTTATGTTTCTGATGAAGATGGAACCCCAACCACTCCACTTTACCAGATTTTTCCTAAAAAAAAAGAAATAACTTTAATAAACACTACTGTTGATAATCTTGGTCAAACCAATAGTCAAGTATCTAGTTCCCGTTATATCCCTGGATTTTCAAACTTTTCAGTCCCCCAAGATTTTAAATATTTAACAGCTCAAAAAATTGGAACTAATTTTAAACAAACTTTAGAAGGTAATACAATTACGTATTCATTTGATTTTGAATATTTTAGATCTGTAACAAATGCTGTTGGGGTAAATGCAAACCAAAACCAAAATAAACCCAGCACTATCCTTATTTCTGCAAACCTTCCAGGAATACTTTACTCTCCAGTTGAAATATCTCCTTATAAAGGAGACGGTGATATTAAACGTAATTTAGATATTATCACCTTAGATCCTATAAAAATTGATTTTCAAGAAATATTAAATGCTTCATTAGCTATTAAAAAAGAACAAGTTGATAGATTAAATCAAAATAAAAAAGATTTACAATACTATGCTCAGGAAAAATTAAGTCAATTAGAAATCCAACTTAAAAAAACCGCTATTCCTTTTTGTTTAACATTAATAGCTTCTTTTGGTATAACTAAAGTAAATGAATTAATATCTGAAGGTAGAGAAAATTTAATGGATGAATTAAAAACTTGTCCTGCCCAAGAAGAAATTGCTATAATAATCAGTAAAAAAAATAAAATAGTAAGACAATTAAATAATGCTCTTACTGCTATAGAACGAACTAATAACGCTCTTTCAATTTCTGCTAGTGTTATAGATGTTTTAAATGCATCTTTATTAATAGTAAAAAATGTACCTATTCCAACTTCAACTGGTGTTCCTGGAGTACCTGGGATTCCTATTAATGTAATTAACAAAATTCAAGAAATAATAACTAAAACAGAAAAAGTTTTAACAGTATTGAAAGGAGTAAATATAGGTTTAATAGCTATTTTAGGTATTTTAAGACAAACTTTAGCTACTATAGTTCGTTATTTAAATTTACTAGACAATCTTATCCAAAGCTGCTACCCAGAAGCTAACCAAGAACAACTTTCAGCTGAATTGACAGCTTTGACTATCCAACAATCCCCTACATCCCCAGTAATTACAAATGTAAATGGTTTTGAAATGGGTGTTGAAACAGAAAATTCACCCAATACTTTAAAACGCAGAAGAGCCATTGCACGTAATAAACAAGGAGTAGTAATGTTAAAAGGAGAATGGTCATTTAGTTCAATTGATCAAATATTAATAGATGAACTAGTATTCTATATCCAAGTAAATAATTTAAAAGCTGATTAATTTAATATTTATAAACATATGAAAACCGACGGATTAAAAAAACTAATTAAAGAAGCTGTACGAGAGGCAATCCAAGAGGAATTAAAAGACATTCTTTTGGAAGCAGTTCGTTCACCAAAAACAATCGTAAAGGAATCTATTCAAACAATAGATACACCTAAACCTACTTTTACTCCACCAATAATGGATACTAGAAAGGCGTATGCTGATATTATGAATGAAACTATGCTAAGTTTTACATCACAAGATGCTCAGACCGCTTTTAGACCACAAGTAAGTGATCCTGTAAATGGAAACTTAGGTTCTGGTGAAGTAGGAATGGATCAAATTATGAATCTGTTAAATAGTAAATAATGGCGTTTAGTCCCCAACAAATAGCTCCTGTAGATTTTGACGCAAGTGTTGCCGTTGGGGTTAATATTCCTTTTAGTGGTCCTGCTGTTTTTATTTCAAATTACCAAACAAAAGATGCTATTAAAAATAATCTTATTAATTTTTTCTTAACCAACCCCGGAGAACGTCCATTAAATCCATTATTTGGGGGTGGATTACGAGAATTTATATTTGAACAAATTACTGAAGATAATTTAAATTTTTTAAGAGAAGATATAAATGATAAACTTATAATATATTTTCCTAATATAATAATTAATGATTTAACAGTTACAGGACAGAGTGATACTAATCAAATAACTGTAACTTTAAAATATTCTGTGTTAAACACTTCTATAAACGATACTTTAGAAATACAATTTTAATAAATGGCAACCTCTAAAAAAGATATAAAATATATTAACCGTGATTTTACTGATTTTAGAACACGATTAATAGAATTTACTCGTACATATTTTCCTAACACATATACAGACTTTTCCCCAACATCACCAGGTATGATGTTTATGGAACAAACTGCATATGTAGGAGATGTTTTAAGTTTCTATTTAGATAACCAATTTCAAGAAGTATTTACTCAATATGCTCAACAAACAAATAATGTTTATGAATTAGCATATATGTTTGGGTATAAACCAAACGTTTCAACAGCTGCTCAAACTGTAATTGATTTTTACCAACAAGTTCCTTCTAAATTAGTTCTTGGAGAATATGTTCCTGATTATGATTATGCTTTAACAATTAATGAAAATGCTACTGTAACTTCTCAAAATGGAACTTCTTTTATTATTCAAGATAAAATAGATTTTTCCATCTCAAGTTCCCAAGACCCTACATCTGTTTCAGTATATCAAGTAGCAGCTAACAATCCACAATATTTTTTATTAAAGAAAAGTAGAAGAGCATTATCAGCTACCGTTAATACTCAAACATTTACATTTACTGATCCTGTTCCTTTTAATACTATAACAGTTTCAACTAATAATTTCCTTAAAATTTTAGATATTATTGACTCAGATGGTAATAAATGGTATGAAGTAGATCATTTAGGTCAAGAAATGGTATTAGATTCTATTAAAAATACAAATGTAAATGATCCAAATACTAATGGAGATACACCATATCTTCTTCGTTTAAAAAAAGTTCAAAGACGTTTTGCTACTAAAGTAATTTCAACTACCCAATTCCAAATCCAATTTGGTGCTGGTTCTCCAACTACTACTGATGAAGAAATTACTCCTAATGCTGATAACGTAGGAATAGGTTTACCATTTGAAAAAGATAAATTAACAGCTGCTTATTCTCCTGTAAACTTTTTATATACCAAAACATATGGTATAGCACCCTCTAATACTACTTTAACTATTAGATATTTAACAGGTGGAGGAGTTTCATCAAATGTAGAAGCTAGCACATTAACCAGTATAACTCCTGGATTTGCTCAATTTAATCAAGTTAATTTAACTCCTAGTACTGCAAATTATGTATTTAATTCTTTAGCAGCTAATAATCCTTCTGCAGCTGATGGTGGTAAAGCAGGAGATACTATAGAAGAAATTCGTCAAAATACTTTAGCGCTTATAGCCTCCCAAAAACGATCAGTTACAGCAGACGATTATTTGATTCGTGCTTTAAGTATGCCTTCTGATTATGGTGCTGTATCTAAAGCATATATTGAACAACCTAAATTAACAGATGCTCAAGTTTCAACTATTGAGACTCTTAATTTATATGTTTTATCATTAAATTCTCAAGGACAATTAGATTATGCTACAGATACATTAAAAAATAATTTACGAACCTATATGTCCCAATATAGAATGATTGGTGATAATATTGAAATTAGAAATGCGTTTATAATTAATATTGCTGTTGATTTTGAAATTATAGTTTTACCTGAATTTAATAACAATGAAGTATTACTAGCATGTATTACTGCTTTACAAACATATTTTAATATAAATAATTGGCAAATTAATCAACCTATTTTACTTCGTGATTTATATATTTTACTTGATAGAATAGCAGGCGTCCAAACTGTTAAAAATATTTCTATTTCAAATAAAGCAGGAGCTAATGCTGGATATTCACAATATGCTTATGACATAACCGGAGCAACACAAAATCAAGTAATTTATCCTTCATTAGATCCTAGCATTTTTGAAGTAAGATACCCTAATACTGACATAAAAGGCAAAGTAGTTCCTTTATAACGCCATATTTATAATAAAATATATAAATGGCTGTATATAAAATATTCCCAACCCAGGATACAACTCTTTATTCTACATTACCTTCAATGAATACTGGATTGGATGCTATTTTAGAAGTATCTAACCAACAAAATATTAGTGGAGATCCTACAGTAGCAAGATATCTTATTCAATTCGATACTGAAGAAATAATTGATATTATTGATAATAAGATTGCTGGGAATAATTCTAGTATTTATTTAAAAAACTTTATTGCTGAAGCTCAAGGTATAAATGCAAATATTTCTCTTGAAATTCGTCCTATTGCTCAAGAGTGGGATAATGGAACAGGATATGTTTTAAATTCTCCAAATACAACAGATGGTGCTTCTTGGACTTTTTCAGCTTATTCTGGTTCAACTTCTTGGAGCTTAAGTGGCTCTAATTCAGGAGGAACATACACTGGGTCATATAATTCTACATATGCTGATCAAGGAGGAGGAAATTGGTATACATCTTCAATTTATTTAGTTACTGAGTCTTTTGGTTTACGTAGTAATAAAGATATTAATTTAAATGTTAGTACTACAGTTAATGCTTGGTATAGTGCTTCACTTCCAAATTATGGGTTTATAGTTAAACTTTCTAATTCTTCGGAATTTTCAACCAGTGAAGATATTCAACCTATGTTAAAATATTATAGTGTTGATACAAATACAATTTATCCCCCATGTCTTGAATTCAGATGGAGAGATTATAAAACAGTTTTAACTGGGTCAGCTACTGGAAGTATAGTTACTACTTCTAATATTAAAATGTCCCTTGCCGAAAATCCCGGTATTTTCTACCCAGAAAGTATAAACAGATTCTACGTCAATGTAAGCCCTTTATACCCAGCAAGAGTATATCAAACATCTTCTTTATACACTAATTTAAATTATTTACCAACTGCTTCATATTATGCAATAAAAGACTTGGATACTAACGAGTATGTTGTTAACTTCGATGACAATTATACTCAAATTAGTTCCGATTCAACTGGTAATTATTTTGATATTTACATGAGTGGTTTAGAACCTGAAAGATATTATAAAATTTTAATTAAATCTATCATTAATGGTTCTACAATGATTTACGATGATAGCTATTATTTTAAAGTTATTAACGGATGAGTGAAAATATAAATTTACAAAAACAAGTATTTAATAAAGGAGTTTATTCTAAAATTATAAATACTGATTTTACAGAACTTGGAGTTACCCCTATTCAACAACAAATAGAAACCCAACCTACTGTTGAAGATTTTTTTAATTTATATAATGAATTATTTTATGACATACCTGAATTAGGAGGAGTAAATTCACATGAATATTTAATTACAAAGAGCAGTGAATATATTAATTTTTCTCCTAACCAGGATGAAATAGATGCTCTTCAAACTGAAATATCTCAATTAAGAGTTGAATTATTAGATACACAAAAACAGCTTTTAGAAGCTCAAACAGGAACAACATTAGCTAATCCACAATAATGGCCGCAGAAATTATTCCAATAAGTACTCAAGATTATTTTTTACAAAATTATAATCCTCAAGAAACGAACTTAATCCCTTCGTTTGAACTAAATACAGTATTAACTGAAAATAGTTATATTGAATATTTTGTTTATGATATTAATAAAACTATCCTTTACTCTAGCTATAGTTATTCTCAATATACTGTTTTAGCTAATGGTCAATCTGCAGGGTCAAATAATGAAATCTCCCAAATAATAGTTGATCCCGAACAATCACTTATCAACACTGGATTTTCAGAAGGTGAATATGTAACTTACTTTAATTTTTTAAATAAAAAAATAGGTTCTAATTTAGAACAACTTTTTATTTCTGAAATTTCTTCTGATAGAACTGAACTTCGTTTAGATAGTACAGTATTAACGGAATTTAGTATTGTAGACCAAACAACAAATTTTGTTATAGAAAGAGAAAATACCCCTTACTTTCTCGATTTCTATCTTAATTTTGGAGACAATAGATTAGTTATTGCTAATAATATTTTACTTGATAATCAGGACCCAAACAATCCTACTATTTTAGTAAAATTATATGAAGCTTTACCTGAAAATTTTGATTTAAACTCTACACTTTGGATAGTAACTTTAGTTGAAGAACCTGTTGCTTATCAAGTAAGTTTTCCTATAATTCCTGTTGAAGTTATAGACACTTTTCCTTTAAAAGGGCCTAATTTTAATTTAGATTTAAAAGATCAAATTAATAACTCTACAATAACTTTAGATTATACTTCTTTAACTACAACGGCTTTAACTAGTTCCCAAAACCAATTAAAAAGTTTACTTGAAGAAAAAGGTCTTGACATTAATATAGATTATAGTGATTTCAACAACTATATTCATTTTAGCTCAGCTCAACTTCGTCTTGAAAATTTTTATTATAAAATCCAACTTATTGAAGAGTATACTGAAAATATTAACTTACTTAATTCAACAACTAACTCTCCATTTTATACAAGTAGTAGTATAGCTGAATATGAATCTAAAATAGATAATATTATAACTTATTTTGATGATTATGAGTATTATTTATATTATGAAATAGGTCCATATGCTTGGCCTAAAACAAATTTACAAAAACCATATATACTTGCTACATCTGATAGCAATGAAGTATTAACTTGGATAGGGAGCACTAACCCTTCAAGTCCTAATTATGGAGGACTTCTACTTTCAGCTTCCTTATTTGATAATGATAATAAAGATTACCTTCTTTATACCATCCCGGAATACTTAAGAGATGATCCTCAAAATAAACCATATGAAACTTTTATTCAAATGGTTGGTCAACTTTATGATGGTATTTGGGTTTACTATAAAGATGTTATTAGTAAATACAATAATGATAATCGTTTAGAATATGGTGTTTCAAAAGATATAGTAGCAGATGCTATTCGCGATTTTGGAATTAAATTATATCAAAATAATTTTTCAAATGATGATTTATATACTGCCTTTTTAGGTTTAACTCCTCAAGGTGGTTTATTCCCATTCCCAAATATTACGGGTTCACTTCCAACTCCTAGTGGATTTGAATATATTGATACTTTAATATCTGCCTCTAACGATTATATGCCGTTAGATGACGTAAATAAATCGTTATATAAACGTATTTATCATAATTTACCATACCTATTGAAGGCAAAAGGTACATTACCTGGTCTGCGCACTTTAATTACTTCATATGGTATTCCTGATACAGTATTGAGAATTAATGAATTTGGGGGTAAAGATAAATCAAATATAAATGATTGGGACGATTGGCAAAATGTATTTAATTATGCCTACTATAATACTGGAAGTAATAATATTACTACAGATTGGAATCTTAATTCAGATTGGAATTCTCCTGATAATATTCCTTCTACTTTAGAATTTAGATTTAAAGTTCCTGATTTGTCTATTGTAAGTGGTTCGGCATATGTAGATCTTTGGAGAACTGATAATGATTCTAGAATTCAACTCCGTTACACCGGATCAGGTTTAACAACTGATCCCTACTCAGGTGCAATTGTTAATCCCTACTACCAATTTACTCATCTAGATTTCATCCCAGATTTTGCAGGTAATCCAACATTTTCAGCAAGTGTATATTTACCATTTGCAAATGAAGGGTGGTGGTCAATAATGGCAACCCGTAATGGAAATGAATTTAAATTATACGCCGGAAATAACATCTATGAAGGTGGTGAAAATGGAACTCAATTAGGATTTTATGCTACATCTTCAATAAATGTAGCTAGTACTGCTTGGACGTCATCTGTAACTTCACAATTTATGCCTCAAGGTACAGAAATGTATCTTCAAGAAATCCGTTACTACAATACAGTATTAAGTGAAAGTGTATTTAAGGATTACATTATGAATCCTTATTCAAGTGAAGGAAATACAATTAATAGTTCTCCTGATCAACTTACATTTAGATTAACCCTAGGAGGTGAACTTTATACTGGATCACTTTCAGTACATCCTAAAATTACAGGTTCTTGGTCTGCAACTAGTTCATTTGCTACAAATAGTAGTGCTTCATTTGCTGTAACACCAACATTTGTCTCTAATACAGAATATTTCTTTTTTGATCAACCTGTAGTTGGTATTAAAAATGCTATATCTGATAAAATACGAGTAGAAAATTCTATTATCCCAACAGGAAGTGTTTTATCTCCATTTAGATCATTAGCACAGAATTTAGCTGCTAGCCAGAGTTATACTGCAAATACAAATTTACTTGAGGTAGCATTTGCACCCCAAGATGAAATTAATGATGATATTATATCTCAAATTGGATATTTTAATATAGGAGAATATATAGGTGACCCTAGACAACGCTCATCCTCAGCTACTTCATATCCTGATTTAAATCGTTTACGTAACGAATATTTTGAAAAATATACTTCAAATTATGACTTAAACGACTACATTCGTTTGATCAAATATTTTGATAACTCGTTATTTAAAATGATTAAAGACTTTGTACCTGCGCGTACAAGTCTTGCTTCTGGTGTTGTTATCAAACAAACACTTTTAGAAAGAAATAAATATCCACAACCACAAGTTGATATAAATTCTACTATAGCATATGCCTCTAGTGGATCTCAAAATAATATTCCACTTGTTTTTCAAGACATTTCAGTTTCAGGTACAGTTGCCCCACAATGGAATGATTATCAACCTGGGACTATAGAAAATTTTAGTGGTGGTACTGGAGGCGTATTTGAACCATTTAATGGAATTAATACTTCACCTTATGGACCAAATGGAACAGGACCAGAAAATATATTTGGTATTACTCAAAGTTGGTACGAAACTACAATTACCCCATCAGGATCTGTTTTAATATTGCATGATGCCCAAGATGAATTTTATGATGGTGAATTTAGTGGTTCTGTTCTAACGGTAACTACCCAAAGTCTATTTACCCCATATCCTTCAGAATTTACAAATTTTTATTATAAACATGTTCATTATTATCCAACAACTGGTCAAGAAGTAGATAGTGGAATATGGGATGATATATTTTTAAATCCTGTAACTTCTCCTAAAAACGGTGAATTATTTTTACTGTCAAATAAAGATAATGGAACTAGTACTCAATATTTAAAAATTGCCAAATTTGATTGTAGTGGCAGTAATGTATCTTCTACTCTAGAACAAATAGAATCAGTTTATATTTTAAACGCCAATACAAATACTAATGTATATACTAAATATGAAGTAACACTCATTAATGAATCCCCAGATTATTACTTATATGATGTTTTAAATGATCCACCTATATCAACCCCATTATCACTTTCCATCCCTAACCAATTATTCAATTATAGAGTTTCAGCATCTAACGTTCCAGGTTTACAACCTGTATCAACTGGTACTTCTCCAACTACTATAAACTCTTATGGTACAGCAACAGGAAATGCTCTTGGATATTTTGATGCTTTTTCTGGAATTCATACTTTAGGAGATACACCTAATACTGTATTAGCAGTTACTGGGTCTGCTGTAATCTCTGGAAGTAGTGGTAGATTTTTCATTTATCTAGATAGACAAGGAACTTCTACCACATTAAGTACCGCTAACTACACCTCAGAAACCCCAATTGCTATTTCAGCTTCATATTATGGATTACAAGGAGATCAATTATATTTAGCAGCAACTACTACAAACCCAACATTTGGAGCTACTAGAATTAGATCAGGTAGTTTACTAATTACCCAAAGTAGAGCAGTTAATACATCTAGTTGTCTTCCGGTAATATTTGAACCATATGTAACAGTTCCAAACTATTATAGTAGTGATTATAATCCATTACTTAATAACGTATTTACTGATCGTTTAAGTACAATTTATCAAGATGTTGATTATTCAACAGGTATTTATACTCCAACTAACTTTTCTTTTTTAATTAGTGGTAGTGCTTTAAAAGCAGCAGTTCAAGATTCTAATTATACTTCAAAACGTGTAATTTTACCACGTTATGAAGGTAGTAAATCTACTTCTCAACAATTAAATAAATTTACTTTAGGAGATACGGGAACATATGGTAAACTTCCAACTGTAGAAAGTTTAAAAACTATGGTTGCTTATTGTGATGATATTGGAGGGTGGCCACCTGAAAGAGAAAATGCTTCTGCTGCATTTGTAAAATATCTAATTAAATCAGATGGTAGTGTTATTATCCCTAACACAACTCCAAATTCATTAGCTGATAACCAAGAAACATTTGAATCAGGAGAAAACGTATTAGTTCAATTTACAGGAACAGGTAATCAAGTTACCCCAATTAGAAAAATAATTCGTGGTGGTACTCGTATTGAACCTATTATATATACTCAATATGGTCAAAATCCTGCAAGTTGGAATACTACGATGTCTTTTTCAACAGATTTTATTACATCTACTGCTGTAGGAAATTATGTAGCTAAATCTGCTCCATCAACAGATAACAGTGTTATTGCTGATGGTACAACATATTCTGGAATAAATATGAATAATAATATATTATTAGGAGCCCAAGCATCAGCATGGACTAATAATTATTATACTGTTAATCAAGATATAATAGATGAAAATGTTACTTTAATTGCTGGAGGTGAAATCGAAGTTGGAATTTTAGTAGGTGCTTTAGGAGCTCAATATCATTATGTTACTATTAGATTAGTAAGAGAACGAGGTGGAGTAAAAACAGAATTAACTTCATCAACTAAATTAGCCAATCAATCTTCTTATAATTCTTCAATTGATACTTGGGGTTCAAATGATATAGCTTATATTTACCCTAAATTTAACCTTTCAGCTCAACTTAATCCACAAGATATTTTAGCTGGAGATAGAATTTATTATGATGCTGCCCATGTTACTTCTACATATGGAATAGCAGGAAATCCATCAACCTCCACAGTTTATATCAATAGAAATACTTCTTATCTTTTTATAGGTCAATCTCCTGCTCAAACAAATACTATTGTATATTCTACAGGAGTTAATACTTTATGGGGTTATCCTAATAATACTAAATTATATGCTATAACCTGTTCCAATTCTACATTAAATCAGTTATATGATAATGGATTTGTTATGAATGATATAACAGGATCAGGATTTAATTCTATTATACTTGAATGGAATGTTAAATATGGAGATGAGTTTAAATTTGAAGGAAACGAAAATAATGTATTCGTAGTTAAACGAGCATACGACGTAAATGATTTTGATTCTGAAAGAATTTCCCAAACAGGATCTGTTGAAATCCAATTTAATGCCCAATTACCTTCTCAATCTATTAATTTAGATCACTTTGCAATTAGAAGATATGTTGATGACGCTTCACAAATTTTAATTGAAGGTTTTAAACCTACAGGTTCAAGTGGCCCATATATTTTAAGACCAGAATATATAACTCCTGAATTGGATAAAGGAGTTGATGACTATATATTGATTCTTAAGGAAAAAGGCTTGATTTAGCAATATTTATTACATATAATACACCAATAATAAAACACAATGGGATATTTAAATAACCAAGTCGTAACAGTAGATGCGATTTTAACAAATAAAGGTAGAGAACTTTTAGCAAAAAATGACGGTTCATTCCGTATTACACAATTTGCTTTAGCAGATGATGAGATCGATTATACATTGTATAACCCAACTCATCCATCTGGATCTTCATTTTATGGTGAAGCCATCCAAAACATGCCTTTACTTGAAGCGTTTCCAATTGAAACCCAAATCATGAAATATAAATTAGCTACTCTACCACGTGGAACAGCTAAATTACCTGTACTTGATTTAGGATACTCAGCAATTACATTAGTACAAGGAGCTTCACTTGCAATTACTCCTCAAACATTAAACTATTTAGGAAACAATCAAACCTTTGAAACTAGCGGTTATTCAGCTACAATTTCTGATGTTCGTCTATTTAGTACATTTACTGGAATCGGAATCAATACTCCGGCAGCAATCGCAGCTAATGCAGCAGTTACCTCAACAACTACACTTGGAACAAATGTATCAACAACAGTGATTGGTTCTCAAATTAACCTAAGAGCAACTACAGTTAATACATTATTTGGCACAAATACCCAATTATCAGCTACATTAACTGTTGTAGGCCTAGATAGCGGTGCTCGCTTAACTATCCCAGTTGTAATTAATCAAAACTAATTAAAATATAAATAATGGCGTTTAAAAGATTTGATCCTGAAGATTTTGTAGTAAGTAGTGATTCAATCACTTCTACACTTTGGTCAACCGGAGCCCCTACTCTAACAGAATTTTATACCTCTTCAGTTCAAGCAGCTGGGTCATCTGGTAATTATTATTTAAGTGTATATCAAACTTCTTCTTTATTAACCTCAGCACAAGTACAGTTTGACATTGCTTATGCTGATGCTTTAGGAAGTGGTAGTACATTATATAACCCAATCGTACCTGAAAATTCATATACTAAAACAGTTTATGGACAATACCGTTCATTGATTTTAGAAGATGAAAATGCTTATTTTACTTTTGGAGTAGGAAATAATGTTATAACTAGTTCATTCTTTTGGGTTATTTCTATTGAACGTGCAAATTATAAACAATCTCTCTTCCCGGGTTCATTAAATCTCCAACTTTCAGGTTCAGGGGGAATTATTAACTTAACAGATAATTCTTTAGATGCTCCTGTTAATCAATTTATAGGATCATCTCAAGTATACCAATTAATTTCAGGCTCAAATGGTACAGCCGGTTCATTATCAGGTAGCGGGTATGTCTCAAATTCAGGCTCATATGGTTTAGTATTCCCTCAATTAGGAACTATTTTAATTAATCCATATGCTGTATCTCAATCTATAGGATTATTTCCTTCCCGTTCCAATAATTCAGATGGTTTTAATAATAATCGATTATTAAATTCGATTGTTTTAGGTGAATCATTTACATTGAATTCCCAAGAGACAATTACTTCAGATTATGTATTTGTTAGAGCACGTAACTCAGAATTTAACTACTCAGAAAACCCATCATTTATTTCAGGTTCTACAGGTGAAGTAATTTATAGTAATTTTATTAATGCTCCTCAAGTTTATATTACAACTGTAGGAATGTATAATGATAGTAATGATCTATTAGCAGTTGCTAAAATGTCACGTCCATTATTAAAAGATTTTACAAAAGAAGCACTCATACGAGTTAAACTAGATTTTTAAGAATGAATGAGCGTATTCAAGTCATTTATAACGTCTGATGTCATTGTATCTCCTTTTGAGGTAAATAAATCATTTACCTTTAGAGGAAATGAATTAACTGCCTCAAATGTAGAAATTGATAGATACCTTGGAAAAAATGTTACAGCTTCTCTTTGGACCTCAGGTTCATACCCAACAGGACAAATTAATATACAAGATCAAATTTTAGTATATCGTTCAATTAGAGAACTTTATTATTCAAATTATCTTTTAAATGATGATGGTTCTCCTGCAGCAACTGCCTCTTTTAATTTAGATGGAACTATAACAGGAACTGCTTATACTCCAAATTATTACAATTATTTATCTTCTACCCTCCCAGCAAATAGGTATTTCCCAACATCATCAGATGACGTGATAGGAGTTATTTCTATTCCTTCTAATTTATTTGGACAATATATAAAACCTGGAACATTTACTCTTTCAAATTCTAATTTTATTTTAAATGATGATGGTGAAGGTAATATTATATCTGGAAGTTACAAAATAGGAGATATAATTTATGAGCATGGAATAATTATATTAACTAGTGATGGTATTCCTGATGAAGATGGATATGGTTTTGTTACCTATGAAGGTGGTCTTTATGATGTAGGAGATGTATCTTTCATTACTAATTTTGTTAATGGAACTGATATTACTTGTTCATTTTCATCCTCTCTTACAATATTTGAAACTCAATATAAATGCACTATTCGAGAAAATGAATTTAATTTCTCCCAAAACCCAACTTTAATTTCAGGAAGTTCAAACAGCGGAGTTGTATATAACTTTGCAACAGGTTCTTATTTTTCACCTTATGTGACTACAGTAGGTCTATATGACAACAATTATAACTTATTAGCTGTAGCTAAACTTGCACAACCTCTCCCTACATCTGCTGTTACTGATACTTCTATATTAGTAAACTTAGATCTCTAAATCATGAATTGGTTATATAAAAAAGAAGAAATCTCTGATTTCTCTCAATTCCCAAATAACACATTTGGGTTCATTTACAAGATTACCCATATACCTTCAGGTAAATCCTACATTGGTAAAAAAGTACTTTACCATAACAAAAAAGTAAAGTTAACCAAAAAAGAACTTGCAATGTATGAAGGTGTAGCAGGCCGTAGAGCTTCCTACAAAATGGTAATTACTGAATCCGATTGGAAAAAATATTGGGGTTCAAACAAAACATTACTTGAACTTAAAAAAACTGAACCATTAGAAAATTTCAAACGCGAGATTTTGATAATGTGCCCTACTAAAAAACTTTTAACGTACTACGAAACACAAACATTATTTGTTTATAGAGTTTTAGAGGAACCCGATCTATATTTTAATGACAATATTTTAGGCAAGTTTTTCCGAAAAGATTTTGATATCTAAAAAAGATATTGTATCTTAAGGTTATGGTAAATGAACTGTTAGTTAATCTAGTTAACGGTGTCTTAGGCACAGGCAAACGTACAGCACGAGGGAATCAAGCATACACTTGTCCATTTTGTCATCACCATAAACCAAAACTTGAAGTTAATTTTACCGAAAACAAAGACGGTGTTAATAAATGGGCTTGTTGGGCTTGCGGTAAAAAAGGTAAAACCATAAGAAGTTTATTTAAACAAGTACAAGTTGATGCTTCCTACTTTCAAGAACTTTCTAAACTTGTAAAAAATGTCTCTACTGAAGATATAGGAGAGGTAAAACATGCTTTACTTGAATTGCCAAAGGAATTTAAAACCTTTATTAACAATAAAGATATTGTAGCAAGACATGCTTTTGCTTATCTCAAAAAAAGAAATATTACCAAACAAGATATTCTTAAATATAATATAGGCTATTGTGATTCAGGACAATATGCTAATATGATTGTTATACCCTCATATGATAGCACCGGTAAATTAAATTATTTTACCGCGAGATCATTTGAGAAAGATCCTTACACCAAGTACCGCAACCCTGAAACGTCTCGCGATATTATACCGTTTGAATTGTTTATTAACTGGGATTTGCCTATTATACTATGTGAGGGTCCATTTGATGCTATGGCGATCAAACGCAACGTAGTTCCATTGCTTGGTAAAAATATTCAATCTAGTTTGATGAAAAAGCTAGTAGAATCTAAAGTACAAAAAATATATATTGCCCTAGACAACGATGCTATTTCAAAAGCCCTTGGTTTTTGTGAACAGCTTTTGGACATTGGGAAAGAAGTCTATTTGGTAGAACTTGAAGGTAAAGATCCTAGTGAAATGGGGTTTGAAAACTTCACCAAATTGATACAAACCGTTTCTCCATTAACACAATATAAACTTATGGAGAAAAAATTATTTACTCTATGAAGAAAAGGAACATTAAACAATCCTACAATCGCATCTTAGAAATCTCAGATGATGCAACCCAAATAACCCTCCCAGATTCTCGCTACTATCGTCGCAATGGAAAGTATTACCCTTCAGTAACATATGTTTTAGGTTACTATCCAAAAGGAAAATTTTTTGAAAATTGGCTAAAACAAGTAGGTTTCTCTGCTGACTATATTGTTAAAAAAGCAGCTGAAGAAGGTACTCAAGTGCATGAACTAGCTGAAGCTTATTTAAATGGTGAGGAATTAAACTTTCTAGATGAACGTGGTCGTCCACAATATAATCCTGATGTTTGGCAAATGTTTTTACGTTTTGTTGAATTTTGGGAAACATTCAAACCTACCTTAATTGAAACTGAAGTTCACATCTTTTCAGATGAACTTAAAGTAGCAGGTACGTGTGACTTAATCGTTAGAATCAATGGTGAATTGTGGTTATTGGATTTAAAAACATCCAATCAACTTCAAACAGTATATGAGCTACAAACCGCAGTTTATGGTCAATGTTATGAAGAATGTTTTGGACAAAAAATAGATCGTTATGGTATCCTATGGTTAAAATCATCTAAACGAGGTGCTAAAAAGGATAAAATGCAAGGCAAAGGTTGGGAGATAGTTGAATCATCTCGCACATTTGAGGAAAACATTGATATCTTTAAAACAGTAAAACGCTTATTTGATTTAGAAAACCCAACACATTCTCCAGTATTTACTGAATTTAGAACAACAGCTAAACGAGATTTGTAATACGTATAAGTATGATAAGCCTGGTTCAATTGTTAAAGGAGGTTCAAACCCAACCTAAAGCCATTTTGATGGCAGGTCCTGCGGGCGCAGGAAAATCCTATACACTTAACCAATTAGGTCTTCAAGGCTTTACTACAATTAATGTAGATGATGATTTTGAAGAACTCTTACAAAAAGAACTAGGCAAATCAGACTTTGCTTCAATGTCTCCCGAAGAACTTTCCATTGCTGCTAAAATGATGGGTAAGGCTAGAGCTACAACTAAAGAAAAAGAGTTGTTAGCTACCACTAATCTGAACAATATCATTGTTGATGGAACTGGTGCCTCATATAAGGTAGTGGCAAAGAAAAAGGAAGAACTTGAAAACATGGGTTATGATGTCTTCATGATTCTAATTTATGTTTCACCGATGACTTCGCTGACTCGTAACGCTCAACGTGGTAGAAGTTTACCTACAAGCGCAGTATTGAAAAGCTGGGCTAATGTAGTTAACAATATTGAACCATACAGACAATTATTTGGAAATAATATAGTTGTTATCAACAACGACCCTTCAGACGCTAATAAAACATTTGATTCTGAAGCTATTCAAAAATTATTTCCTATGCCAAAAGGAAAAGAAAAATCTCCTGAGGAAATAGCAAAAATTAAAGCCGAAAGAGAAGCAACTAATCAACAAATCCAAGCTTTACTCCAAAAAGAACCTGAATTTGATTCAATGGAGGTAGCAAAAAGTAAAGTAAATGAATTCACTCGTTAAGTCACTTATACAACCTATTTTAGAACAAGAAAAACAAAAAATTGCTCTTGTTCCTGGTGGATTTAAACCACCTACAGTGGGTCATTTCTCTTTAGTTGATGAAGTAGCTAAAAACCCAAACATTGATAAAGTACTTGTTTTAATCGGTCATAAAAACCGAGACGGTGTCTCTAAAATAGAAAGTAAAAAAATATGGGATATTTACAAAAAATATCTCCCTTCAAACGTTGAAATCCAAATCTCAGATAATTCTTCTCCAATAGCAGATGTCGCCTCAATAATCAAAAACAATCCAGACACTATGTTTTATCCTGTAGTAGGAATTCGAGGTGAAATGGATTTAGGTGATCTAAAACGCTTTGATAGCTTAAAAGGAAAATACGATAATTTCCAAACCATTGTAATCAAATCAGAAGAAGGTGAAAATCGTGTTAGCGGTACAAATACACGTGCTGCTTTAATTGGTGGAGAAAAAGAAAGATTCCAATCATATCTTCCAACTGAACTTTCAGATGAAGAAAAAGAAGAAGTTTGGTCTATTCTCCAAAAAACACCTATTGAAGAAATGTATGCTGAACCTAGTGAGTTTAGCTACCCCCCAATGATTAAATCACTTACAGAATATATGTTAGATAAAGGTATGAATATTCGTCCTTTACCTAAAGTAAAATTTGTAAACGATGATGCTGAAAATGCTAAAAATTTCTTCGGTAAAACAGCATATTATAATCCGAATGAACGCGTTATAGTACTTTATACTATGGGTCGTCATCCTAAAGATGTTATGCGTTCTTATGCACATGAAATGATCCACCACATGCAAAACTGTGATGGTCGTTTGGAAGGTATTACCACTCAAAATACAAACGAGGAAGGTGATTTACCTGAAATCGAAAGAGAAGCATACGAAAAAGGAAATATGACTTTCCGAAATTGGACAGATACACTTACTGAAGGTGTACTTGGAAATAAAATAGTATGTGATAATTGTGGATGGAGTTGGAAAATAGTAGATGGTGGAGATGATTTATATATTTGCCATAAGTGTGGGCATGACAATACTCCAATGTCTTTAAATGAAGGCCGTTACGATAAAATATCAAATCAAATATCCTCTGCTATTTTTAAACAATGGAGAGAAGATATTAACAATGGTGCTAAAGCATCTCGTTTAGAGCAATCATTCCCGTTTGGAGACGAAGAAATTTCAATAGACGCTAACATCTCAGTTGTTCCTGGTTTAGGAAAATTAAATGTAGATGGTGGTGCTGATGATACTGAAGATTATATCCAAGTACGTTTTGAAATTGATCCTGAAAAACTCCCTGAATTTTGGGAAGAAATTTCAATGAATTTAAAAGATGTTATCCGTCATGAAATTGAACATTTAACTCATGGTGAAGGATTTACCTCCAACCCAAGTAAAACGATGGAAGATGATATGTTTATCCGTCAAATGATAGACATGGAAATGTTACCTAGAGCAGATTATTTTAAACTTGAAAAAGAAATAGATGCTAATTTGCAAGGAATGTATTTTCGCGCTAAAAAAGAAAAACGTCCATTTGGAGATGTAATCAACACGTATTTAGATGCTCAAGATATTACACCTGATCAAAAAGAAGAAATAATGGATCTTTGGAGACGTAGGCTACCTGCATTAAATTTGCCAAAATTCTAACTTTACAAAATGCCAAATTTATTAGATTTATACGAAGCAATCAAACCAAAATATCTCATTTTTTGTGATATGGATGGTGTATTAGTTGACTTTGATAAAGGATATGAAGAACTAACTGGTAAAAGTACAAAACACCATGACGTTCAAGATAAAAACGATTTCTGGAGACTATTAGATAAAAGTCTTGAAGAAAAAGGTCTAGAAGAATATGATTATTGGGTAAATTTGCCTTGGATGCCTGATGGTAAAACCCTTTGGAACTATATTTCCCCATATAAACCATATGTTTTAACAGCCCCTTCATTAGACCCAGGTTCTAAAGTAGCAAAACGTGAATGGGTAGAAAAAGAATTACCTGAGGCAAAAAATGTATACTTTAGAAAAGCAGCTCTTAAACCAGAATTTTCAGGTAAAAATCGTATTTTGATAGACGATAGAGAAGATACTATTGAGGGTTGGATTGCTAAAGGAGGCATCGGTATCCACCATACTTCAGCAGCTAATACTATTAAACAATTAAAAGATTTAGGCTTATAATGGCAGATTCAGTTTTAAAAAAAGAATTCCAAAAACGTGATGTAGAACGTTTACGTAACCTTGTAAAAGGTAAACATGGTGACCGTACTACTATGGGAATTGGTTATAGTGGTGAAGTAAGAGAAGATCACAAAGAAGGCGATGTTTGGGAAGAAAAAGGTAAAACTTGGACTATCCGAGATGGCATTAAAGAAAATATTACTAAGCTAGATAAAATAAAAAAAGTAGCTGTTCCATTATTTTGTCCTAAATGCAAACAAGTAATGGATAAACAGTTAGATCCATTTTATTTTAAAGCATATGGTGAATGTTTGGATTGTAGAGCCAAAACAGAAACCCAGATGAAAATTGCTGGTACTTGGCAAGATTATGTTAATCAAACATTTAATACTGAAATTGATCAACAAATACAAGAATATAAAAATTGGTTTGAAAATATCTTAGCTGATACAGCAGATGGATATGTTTCTGAAAATGGTGAAGTACAAAAATGGGTCGGAGGAATAGACAAAGAACGTGCCCAAGAGTCTTTAGATGATGTAGTTAAATATTTAAATTCACTAAAAAAATAATGGAAATTTTTACTATGTTTACAACTATAATTGTAGCATTAATCACAGCTGTGGTTGGTCCTATTGTAGTTAATTGGGTAAAACTTAAAATGGAGAAAAAAGAAGATAAAACTCCTGTACGTGAGGCCCTTGAAACTTCTAACTTAATAGAAGATCAATTAGATGCCATAATGGAAGAACTTGATTGTGATCGTATTTGGTTAGCCCAATTTCATAATGGAGGACATTTTTACCCTACAGGTAAATCTATTCAGAAGTTTTCATTTTTTCATGAAAAAACATCCCCGAATACCCCAAATATTCAACATACATTCCAAAATATCCCAGTATCTCTATTCCCTAGAGTATTAGCTAAAATTTATAAAGACACAGAATTAGCTATTGATGATGTAAGTACAGCTGAAGACACATATGGTTTAGAACATTTAACTCTACAATTTGGAACTAAATCTATTTGTATGCTTGGCTTGTATAGTTTAGATGATCATTTAATTGGTGTGTTAGGTATATCATTTAAAGAACCACATCACCTAGTAAGAGATGAATGGTCTTTTATCAGACAGAAAACAGGAGTGATAGGAACACTACTTTCCGAATATTTATACACAAATAACAAGAAGAAATAATGGATAATTTTGACTTAAAAAAATTCTTAAAGGAAAGCAAAGCCATTGAGAACTTAAATCCTTCTATTAAAGCCATAAACGAAGGCGAAGCCGCTTACGAATATGAAAAAGGTAAGAAAGAAGGAGAAGAAATCGAAAAGAAAAAAATGACCAAAGAGGCAATGAAAAAACAAATCAAAGATATGATTGTTGCTGAATTAGATGGTGCCGCTGTTGCAGCTGAAGACTATGACCCAGTTTACGAAGACAATGACCCAGGAGAAGAAGAAGCAGATATGATGGATGCTTATGCTGATGGTGGGTTTTTAGATGAAGCTAAAAAAGATAAAGAAGAAGACGTTGAAGACGTTGAAGTAACTGACACTGAAGAAGAAATGCCTGCCGATGAAGAAATGCCTGCTGAAGAAGCACCTGCTGGTGGTTTAGAAGATATCGCTGCTGACATGGAAGGTACTGAAGGTGATCTTATGGATCATCTTATGAAAGCATTCCAGATTGCAAAAGGAATGGGTAATGAAAAACTTGAAACACAAGTCGGAAACACACTTAAATTTTTCGTTAGCGAATATATTGGTGGTGGAGAAGGCTAATATTTAATAATCTATAATTAATAAAATCTATGAACACAACACAACTTTTAGACGCAATCAAAGAACAAGTTGCTATTATGGAAGCTGAGCATGCTAAAACATCTAAAGCAGCTCGCGGACGTGCACGTAGTGCAGCTAATAGTATTAAAAAACTTGCAGCAGATTTCAAAAAGACATCAACTGCAGAAGACAAAGCTTAAGAAATGAAACTACATGAGGCATTTTCACCAGACGAATCTAAAAAAATCTATGACAATTTTTTGGCAATCGTAAATGATCCAAAACGTCGTGATAGATTAGTTAGAAAGCATGGTAAAAATGCCGAAAATGTAGCTTATGGTACTGCTGTAAATCAAGTAAAAAAACAAGCAGCCAACAACATTGAAGAACCACAACCCGAAGAAACAATGGAAAACAATAGATTGAGAGAAATGGTTATTGATGCTTTAACAGAGAAAAAATCAACAGCATTCACTTCAGAATATGATGATAAATTCACTGATAAACGTAAAAATTTACCTGATGGATTACAAAAATCTATTTTAAAAAAACAAGGTAAATTAGAAGAAGACCTTGACCTAGGCCATACCGATGATGAACCGCATATGATTAAAGCAGAACTTTACCAAATCGGTACATATGCTTTGGAACTTTATAAAATGCTTAACAAGTTTGAAGGCCCTCAAGAAGTCGATCTTCCAGCTTGGTGGCAGTCAAAAATTACTACTGCTAAAAATATGGTTTCTTCGGCAAAACACTATCTTGATTTTGAGTTAAAAGAACCAAAACTTGATGCTATCATAAGTGCTCAAGATAAAGAAGAAGCAATTGATGAAAAATTAAAACCTTCTATGGGTGCAGGTGCATATGTTGATGATTTTAGAAAATCTGATGCACCACAATTCAAAGGTAAATCAAAAGCGAAAAAAAATAAAATGGCTGTAGCCGCTTATTTGTCTGCTAAAGATAAAATCAAAGAAGCTATTTTAGCTAAACTTAAAGAAAAATAATGACACGCGAAGAACTTGTAAATAGACTCAAGGCTTTAACTAAGCAGGTGTACTCAAACATGACAGTAACACCTGAAGAGGCAGTTCAATATGATGAACTGACCAAATTCCCTGAGCTTAAAAAAGTTATCGTTGACCTATTAACCCCAGAATATGATAGCTTTGTAGCATCAATTGATTGGGTTGCACCACGTCCTTCTACATTTAGAATCAATTTACAAAACGGACAACTGTTTTATTTGATCTATGGTAAACGTAGTTGGATTGCACAGGTAGAAGGTAAAAAATATTACCTACTTAATTTACCTGAAGAAGAAAGAGCTGCTATGTCTATAGCAAATATTTTACGCTATGGTGCTAAAGCAGAAGAAGGAACAGAAATGGGGGCTGAAGGTGGAGCAGCTGATCTAGGAGCTGAACTCCCAGGAGCAGAAGCCCCAGCAGCAGAAACCCCACCAGCTGAAACACCAGAAGAAACACCAGCAGAAGCATAATGGATATTTTAGAACAATTTATACGAAGCGTATCTTACAAATTTCCAAAAGGATACCCTGATATGAAGGATCCTAAGGATGTTGAATTTCTTAATAAACTAATAAGTGAAGTAGTTGATCCTAAAATGGTTATCAACGAACAACAAACCGAATACGATGATCGTATTAAAGAAGCTTTAGGTGTAGAACAAATTCCAATATGTCAAACACCACTTGAGATAGGAAAAGATTTTAATTTAAGTGGAAAAGATGCTGAAATTTGGAAAAAATTATTTGGCGTTAAACCAATAGCAGCCAGAACAGGTAAACAAACCGCTGGATCTGGTAATGGTGAAGTTTCTACATATTGGGCATTTCAATACAACAAAACTGGAAAATTCCAAGTAGAAGATAGACGAGGTGCTGACAACCCAGATTTAATAATCAACAACTTAGGTGTTGAAATTAAAGACTATGGTTCCAAAATGATTACCTTAGGTAAATTTTTTGGTGATAAAAAATCATATGGTCTTTTAAGTAACTTATTTGGATTCAAAAGCTTACTTGAAGCCCTTAAAGAAAACAAATTCCCAGAAGAATCTACAGCCAACCCAGGAACATTTAAATCTTCTGAATTAGTAGATGCTGCTCGTTTAATGTTAAGTTTCTATAAAGAAGCTAAACTAAAAGAATTTGCTGAAAAATATCAATTTGAAATAGTACTAAACCTATTTAAACGTGTAGAAGCTATTTTAAATGAACTTCAACTTGGTTCAGGTGCATCACCAGAAGATGTAGCTGGTGGTATTTTAAAAACCATGATTAAAACAAAACTTAATAAAAAACCATTAATTGGTCAAGCTAAGGGATATGTTTTAAATGTTAATGTGACTGGTTTAGGAGATTTCGTTGAAATTACAAACGAAAAAATAGATGCACTTAACAATGAAGATTTGTTAAATAATGTAGCTGTTACTTCATCTGAAATGAAAATGAATTTTGATGCTTTATTCAAATAATATGGACAAGACTCGCCTTAAAAAACTCATCCAAGAAGTATATCACCATGTTACAGAAGAAAAATGTAGCTGTGGTTGTAACACTTGTGAAAACGTAGGTAACGCTGGCGTTATCTTAAACGAAAGTATAGCTCCAAGGGAAATATTATCGGAAAATCTGCGTTATCACGTGGAAAATAAACTCCCACTTACTGAAAATACGTTCCGATATGGTTCCAAATCGTTTCTTAATTTATGGGCAGAAGCTCGTTCATTGTATTTACGTGAAGTAATTCATGTTAACGATGATGATAAAGAAATTTTAGAGGAAACTGATCTTGGAAACTATGGAATGTATGAAGGTGTTAAAGTACCTTTAGACTTACCTATGTTAGAGGAAGGTGAAGAAGAATTAAATATAGGAGATATCATTGAAATTAACCCTAAAGAATTTCCTAACTTTGAATTCCCATATGGCACTGAAGGTGAAATTGAAGATATAAACAAAGCAGATTACGCTAGTGACGATTTAGTCTATACAGTTAAAATCAAATATATTGATAGTCAAGGAGATGAAGCTAATACTTTACATATTGAAAATTCATCTCAATATTTGAATGAAACTGAGAAAAAGAAAACACCACCAATTGGAAAACCAAAACGTGGTGGATCTAAAAAATTCTACGTTTACGTTAGAGATAAAGGAAAAGTTAAAAAAGTATCTTTCGGACAAGCAGGTATGTCTGCTAAAATAAATGACCCAAAAGCACGCCGTGCATTTGCTGCTCGTCATGATTGTAAAAATAAAAAAGACAGAACAAAACCATCTTATTGGTCATGTCGCTTACCAAGATATGCTAAATTACTTGGATTAAAATCATCTTTTTCAGGATTCTGGTGATGGATAGATTAGATAAACTTATCAACGAAGTTCTTTCTGAAGAAAAGAAAAAACGTGACAGATGTCTTCGTATTGCAGACCGCAAATACGACAAACCATCTGCTTACAAATCTGGCGCTGTTGTAAAATGCCGCAAAGGAATGATTTGGAAAGGCTTAAAAGAAGAAGTTATTCAAGAAAAAGTAAAAGAAACCCTCCGCACTTGGTTCAAACGTAAAGGAACACCTGGTAAAAAAGGTGGATGGGTTGATTGTAATGCACCAATCAGAAAAGATGGTAAAGTAACAGGATATAAAGCATGTGGACGTGAAGAAGGTGAAAAACGTTCAAAATATCCATCATGTCGTCCTACACCTGCTCAATGTAAAACACCTGGTAAAGGTAAAAAATGGGGAAAAACAAAATGATTAGTTTATTAGAGTTATTGAAACAACAGGAATCACCTGAATCTCCACCTTACATGTATTCACCTGTGGGGTTTGGATGCCATGTTTGTAAATTTTATTATATGGAAGACGACAAACATATGTGCGGCAATTCATATTACAAACATTATATGAAAACTAATGAACTTATAGATGAAGAAGGAAATCAAATTAAAGATCCTTCAAAATGGTGTTCAAATTGGTTTTTACCAAAAGATGAATGAGACCCTATATAGACATAGAAGTTACTGACAAATATATTATTCGCGAATTTAGCGAAAATATAGACCCAATTGAACTATTATGGCATCGTGATGATGAAGATAGAACAGTTGAAATCCTAGAAGATACAGACTGGAAACTCCAATTAGAAGATCAGTTGCCTACCTCCCTAAAAGAACGTATATTTATACCAAGACACGAATGGCATAGAGTCATTAAAGGAACTGGTACTTTAAAATTAAAAATACATAAATCATGAAGCTAGACGGCTTAAAACAATTGGTAAAAGAAGAACTTAAACGTGCTTTAAATGAAGAACTTAAAGACCAAGTTCCTACTGAACCTGGAAAATATAAAGTAGAATATACTATTGATGGTGGTTCAGGTGGTGATGATGAAATAGTAACTATCACTCAAGAAGATATAGATAATGCTGAGGGCTCAACAAAAATATGGCAATATAAAATTGATAACCATCTTTTTGGACGTGGTGATAGAGTAATGAGTGTTAAAAAAATAACATAAAATGAATAAAGAAACTTTACGTATGCAAATGTTGGCTGGTATTATTACAGAGAGTCAATATAAAGAAAAAATGAATGAAAATAATGTTGGGAGTGTTGATGTTTCTCTAGTAAAAGATTTAATGAATGATCCCAATGTTAAAAAAATAACTGCTAAACTTAAAGCGGATCCTGAAGCACTTAAAAAAACCATTAAATTTGTTTCAACATATGCTAATAAAGAAGTCCCATTAAATGAAAATGATAAAATAACTAATTTAATGATGCAAAAACTAGCAGTAGATGAAATTCCATGGAAAGAATTTGTTAAAAAGGGAGATATATTATACTTAGGTGATAAACCTCTTGAATCTTACACAACAGAAGAATTAGCTAGTTTAATTAAAGCTTCTCGAGCTGATAAAGAAGCTCAAACAGCAGCAGAAAAAGCAAGAGAAGAAAAAGCAAGAGAAGAGGCTAAAAAACAGCTTCAAATGAATAAAAAAGATAAATTATATTCTATTGCTAGTTGGTTAGGATTTCCTGCTCTTTTAGGATCAATGATGGCTGGATTTGTAGATTCTGCTGCACCCGGAGGAGTAGTGTTAGTAAGTGCTTTAACGGCGGCATTGCTTGGTTTAGGAGTTGGAGCTCTTGCTACTAAAGGATTTAAAGAAAAAGTATTACATGAAGAAGATATGAGTATTGAAGACCAAATTCAAAAAATTATTGATTTAGGAAAATCAATGTAATATATAGACAGATTCATAGCCTGTCGACTTAAAAAAAAATTAATAGAGCTGTGGCCTAATCTTTGGATTAGGTCACTTTTTTTTGTATCTTTAAATATAAAATAGAATATGGACAAGAAAATAGTAATAGTAGGAGCCGGAGTAGCAGGTGTGAATGCGGCAACAAAATTAGTGGATAACGGTTATCCTGGAGAATTAATCACAGTAATTGATATGGGTAAAGATCCATACAAACGTAAACCTGAAGAAGTAATGACAGGTTTTCTTGGTGCTGGAGGTTGGTCAGATGGTAAATTGACTTATCATACTGCAATTGGAGGACAGTTATCAAAATACTGTGGTGATGATAAAGCAATGGAATTGATGGATCAAGTGATTACCAATTTCAAACGTTTTCACCCTAAACCTGAAGAAGTACAATGTTCAAACCCTGTTGAGGAACCTGAATTTATCAAACCATATTTTGGTCTACGTTTATTCCCAGTATGGCACGTTGGAACAGATTATCTATCTGAAATTGCTAAAAACTGGTACGATTATTTAGTATCTAAAGGTGTTGTATTTCATTGGGAAACTAAAGTAGAATCTATTGATTTTAAAAATAACCGAGCTTACACACATAATGCTGATATCACATATGATGAACTTATTTTCGGTGTAGGCAAATCAGGTATTGACTTTGCTCAAGAATTAGCCCAAGAATATAAACTCCCAGATGAACCTAAATCAGTTCAAATCGGAGTACGTTTTGAAGCACCACAAGAACACTTTCAAAAACTAATCGATATTTCATATGACTTTAAGTTATATAGAAAATTTGATGATGAAGGAGTATCGTTACGTTCATTCTGTACAAACAATAATGCCGCTTATGTTGCTGTAGAAGAAACATATGGAGATCACAGTTACAATGGTCACGCTAAGAAAGATGAAGCGTATAGAAACAACATGACTAACTTCGGTATATTGATGGAAATCAATGGTATTGAAGATCCATTTACTTGGTCACGAGAAGTTGTAAATAAACTACAATCAAATGGAACTGGTTTGTATTATAGTCCATCTCGTCAACCATCTACTACATCTGAAGGTAATAATGTAACTGCTACTCAAATTAGTTTAGATACATTAACTCATGTTGTAGAACCTGCTATGGGTGGTTATTTTAAGTATGTAATGGATTTTATTATGGATATGAAAAAAGTATTTCCAACACTGCAAAATGATTGGGGTATGTATATTCCTGAAGTAAAATACTTGTCACCTGAAGTGAAAGTAGATTATAGTAATCTTAGTTTAGTAGATTATCCTAACGTACATTTCGTAGGTGATGCTTTGAGTGCACGTGGTATTACAGTGTCAGGAGCGCAAGCAATTTATGTAGCAGAAAGTTTTTTAAAATAAAAGTTATGAGAATAGGATTTTGTGGAACAATTTCAGTTGGTAAAACAACATTAGTTAATGCATTAAGAGAATTACCTGAATTTGCTGATTATGAATTTAGAACAGAGCGTTCAAAATACTTACGTGATTTAGGTATTCCATTAAACACTGACTCAACATTAAAAGGTCAATTTGTATTTTTGGCTGAACGTTCAAGTGAATTATATTTAGAAAATGTAATTACTGATCGTACTGTTATTGATGTAATGGCATTTACGCGTTTAGCTGATTCAATTCCATATTATATAGGTGATACATTAAACGAAGTTGCTGCTCATTTATTGCGCGAATATGACTATATTTTCTATGTTTCACCTGAGGGTGTTGAATTAGAAGATAATGGAGTGCGTGCTATAGATGAAAAATATCGAATGGAAATTGACCAAGAGATTTGTAAAATTATCGAGAAACATAAAACTAAAATCCCTCATTTCTCCAGATTATCAGGTACTACCGAGGAAAGAATCAAGAAATTGAAACAAGTAATGGGTCTCTAATATTTATAAATAAAATTAGACAATGAAAAAATCTCGTTTACTCGAAATCATACGTGAAGAAATTAGTGCTGTTTTACATGAAGGTGAAGCAGAAGAAAAAGCAGCAAAAGCTGCTGCTATCAAAGCTACAGATTTAGAAATTAAAGCTCTAGAAAAGAAAAAAGCTGACATGATGAAAAGCGGTGTCGCTGAATCAGAAGAACTTAATGAAATTCCAGATTTCGGTGGTCGATTTGATAAGCAAGTAGCAGCAAAATATGGTGAAGAAGATACACTAGAAGCAGCTATGGAAAAAGTTGTTAACAGAACACTTTCGGATAGAGGAATATCTAAAGCAGATGTATCTAAAATGGATAAAGAAGGTTTAAAAGGTCTTTTGAAAGCTATCCGTCAACAAATTTCTGGTAAAGGTCAAACTTCTGCTGTTGCTCAAGCTTTGAAAAAACAAACAGAATTTGATGATTCAGGAAGCAAATTACAAGATAACCAAACAAATAATGCTATCTTAAAAGCATTAGGTTTAAAAGAACCAGGACAACGTGGTAGAAAAGCTGCTGAAAAACCTGCTGAAGCACCTAAAGCTAAAAAAGAAACAACTCCAAAAGCAGCATCTAAAGCAGAACCTGCAGATGATGAAGATGCAGCAGCAACAAAAGCAGCAGCTAGCGATTCAACAGCAAAAGAATTAGCTTCTACCCCAGAAGAAAAGAAAATTAAATTCAATCAATTCCTAGCTTCAGTTAAGAAAAATAAAGACGATAAAGCTAAAATTGATGGTATTTTAAAACTAGCAAAAGATAAATTCAAATTCGCTAAATCAATGATGGACGATTTGAAACGTGCTGCTGGTAGAGAAGTTGAAGCATGATCCAAAATAAAACATTCCAACTAAAGCTATCCCATCTTATCATAGGTGGGATACTTTTATTGTTACTAGTATTTTTAGTTAAGTGTGATGTTGAAAAACCTACCCCAACTGACAAATACGAAAAACAAAAACAGGAAATTGAGCGACTAAGAAACAATATTGAAGTATTGAAATTTGGTCAAAAAGTTTTAAACAAACAACTCGATCAACAAAATCACATTGTTGATTCATTGAATATAGAAATTAAACACACCGAAAAAGAGCTACAACAAACACGCACATATTATGGCAACAAAATTAAAGATCTTACTAGTGCTTCTAATACTGAGCTCGAGCAGTTTTTCTCAGACCGTTACAGATAAAATTTGTTTTTCACACGATAAAGCACGAGCTATTGCAATTGACCTTACACGAGGTGATTCTGCTATTGCTGAATTGAAAGTTGTAAATAAAATGGTATGGCAGTTGAATGAAAAAATTGACGCCAAAGATAGCACAATCAGCATTTACGTATCTAAAGAAAAAAATTATCTTAAGCAAGTAGCAGACTATGAAAAGATTGTTACTGTACAAGATACTGTAATTAAAGGACTAGAAAAAGACGTTAAAGATCTTACTCGCAAAAACGCTAACTTAAAGAAAGGTATTAAATGGTTAGGTGGAGGATTCGTGGCTTCCCTACTTGTTATTCTTACATTGGTGGCAGTTAAATAATGGAAGAAAAAAGTCTAAAACAAGTCGTCCGCGAGGAGTATATAAAGTGCGCCCAATCCCCGGCATATTTTATGAAAAAATACTGCCAGATCCAGCATCCAAAGCGTGGACGAATGCCTTTTAACCTTTATCCATTCCAAGAAAAAGTACTTACTCTATTCCAAGAGAACCCATACTCAATAGTACTTAAATCTCGCCAGTTAGGTATCTCAACATTAGCAGCAGGTTATTCACTGTGGATGATGATCTTCCATGAAGATAAAAACATCCTTTGTATTGCAACAAAACAGGAAACCGCTAAAAACATGGTTACTAAGGTAAAATTTATGTATGAAAGCTTACCTTCCTGGTTGAAATTTGCAAACAAACCTGACGAAGCAAATAAATTAACACTTCGACTGCCAAATGGATCTCAAATTAAAGCAGTTGGTGCATCAGCAGATGCAGGTCGATCAGAAGCCGTTTCATTGTTGATTATAGATGAGGCCGCCTTTATTCACAATATTGGTGAGATTTGGGCCTCAGCTCAACAAACCTTAGCTACCGGTGGTGGATGTATTGCATTATCTACACCTTATGGTACAGGTAACTGGTTCCATCAAACGTGGGTTGCTGCTGAAATGGGTGACAATAGTTTCTTACCTATTAGATTACCTTGGGAAGTTCACCCTGAACGAGATCAATCATGGAGAGACCAACAAGATAAAGATTTAGGTATTCGAATGGCAGCACAAGAATGTGACTGTGATTTTACAACATCGGGTGATACAGTATTCACCCCTGAAGACATTACTTTTTACGAACAATTTCACGTGAAAGAACCTCTAGAAAAACGTGGTATTGATCAAAACCTATGGATTTGGGAACCAGCGGATTATTCGAGGAGTTATCTGATCGTAGCTGATGTAGCGCGTGGCGATGGCAAGGATTATTCGGCGTTTCACATCTTTGATGTCGAAACATTCACTCAGGTAGGTGAATATAAGGGCCAAATTAATACAAAAGATTATGGACATTTACTAGTAAGCATTGCAACAGAATACAACAATGCCTTATTAGCAGTCGAAAATCAAAGCGTAGGTTGGTCAACCGTACAAACCATTTTAGACAGAGGTTATCAAAATTTCTATTACTCACCAAAAGGTGGAGCAAATAATGTAGATTCTTTCTTTGATCCCTACATGGACCATAGCAAAATGACCCCAGGCTTTACAATGTCAAATACAACTCGTCCTATAGCAATTGGAAAATTCCAAGAAGCTGTTATGGATAAAGGAGTAGTTTTCCATTCAGCTCGCCTATTAGAGGAAATGAAAGTATTTATATGGAGAAACGGTAGAGCAGAAGCACAAGCAGGATACAACGATGACCTAGTAATGGCATTTTGTATTGGTTGTTACTTACGTGAAACCGCATTTAAACTTAGAACAAGTAATATGGAAATGACTAAAAGTATGTTAAATGGTATTGGTAATTCCAAAACCGCATATGCTGGAGGTTATTCCAATGGGCCTAGTTATGCTGATAAGTATAACAATAACCCATTTCAAATAGACAACCCTTACTCAAACGGCAAAGAAGACATTTCTTGGCTTTTATAAAATAAAAATATGGCAGATACAGGATTATTTTCACGATTAAGACGATTATTTTCAACTGATGTTATTATCCGTAATGAAGGAGATAACCAATTGAAAGTATTTGATATAAACAAGATCCAAGTTTCAGGTGAATATGAAACCAATGCGTTGGTAGATAGATTCAATCGTATCTATACTAACTCACACACCTCAATTTATGGATATCAAAGCTCGTTTAATTACCAAACTCTACGCCCCACACTTTATTCCGAATATGATTCAATGGATACAGATGCTATCATTGCTTCTGCCCTAGATATCTTAGCGGATGAAAGTACATTGCGTAATGACATGGGTGAGGTATTACAAATTCGCTCATCTGATGAAGATGTACAAAAAATTCTATATAATCTATTTTACGATGTATTGAATGTAGAATTTAACTTATGGCCTTGGATTCGTAACATGTTAAAATATGGTGATTTCTTCTTGAAACTAGAAATTGCTGAAAAGTTTGGTGTGTATAATGTAATCCCTTATAATGCATTCCATATTGAAAGACAAGATGGATATGATAAAGATCATCCAAATTCAGTACGTTTTCGTTTTGATCCAGATGGTATTTCATCCCCTTCAGACTATGGTTACTACAACGTACCAAATTCAGGTAATCAAGCAAATGCTATTTTCTTTGACAACTATGAAATGGCACACTTCCGTTTATTAACGGATACTAACTTTTTACCTTATGGTAGATCGTATTTAGAGCCTGCTCGTAAATTGTTTAAACAATATATTATGATGGAAGATGCGATGTTAATTCACCGTATTGTTCGCGCACCTGAAAAACGTATCTTCTACATCAATGTTGGAAACATTGCACCTGCTGAGGTAGAAAACTTCATGCAGAAAACAATTTCCAAAATGAAACGTACTCCTTATATTGACCAAAACACTGGTGATTATAACTTGAAGTACAATATGCAGAATCTACTTGAAGACTTCTATATCCCAGTACGTGGTAATGATCAAGCAACTAAAATTGATAATTTAGCAGGTTTACAATGGCAAGGTATTGAAGACGTTACCTACTTACGTGATAAATTATTTGCTGCCCTTAAGGTGCCTAAAGCATTTATGGGTTACGAAAAAGATTTGACTGGTAAAGCTACATTAGCTGCTGAAGATATTCGATTTGCACGTACAATTGAGCGTATTCAACGTATTGTAGTATCTGAGTTGACTAAAATTGCTCTTGTTCACTTATATGCTCAAGGTTATCGTGACGAAAGCATGACAAACTTTGAATTGTCATTAACTACACCTTCAATCATTTACGATCAAGAAAGAGTAGCATTAATGAAAGAAAAAGTTGATCTAGCTACTCAAATGATGGAAAATAAAATCCTTCCTACTGATTGGATTTATGAAAACTTATTCCATTTAAGTGAAGATCAATATGATGAATATAGAGATTTGCTTTTACAAGATGCTAAACGTAAATTCCGTATTGCACAAATTGAAAACGAAGGTAACGACCCACTTGAAACTGGAAAATCTTATGGTACACCACACGATCTAGCTTCTTTATATGGTAGAGGCAGATATGAAGCAACTAATGTACCTTTAGGGTATGATGAGGAAAAAGATTTAGGTCGCCCTGAGGAAAAAATTACAGATAAAAATACACAAGATAATGCGTTTGGAAAAGACAGACTTGGAACAGACGGCGTTAAAAAAGACGGAGACGAATCAGATTCAATTAGACCTCAATACAAAGGTGGCAGTCCATTAGCTCTTGAAACTAAAGGTAAACCAAACCCTAACAAGAGAATGTTTAACGATATCAAAAATCAACACAAACAAATGATCTTTGAATCAGACATTAGGGGGAATTCACTATTAGATGAATCACAGATACGAGAGTAAGGAAATTCTATATATTTATAAATAAACAAATATTACCAGAATGCAAGTTAAACATTCAAAGTATAAAAACACGGGTATCCTCTTTGAACTTTTGGTTCGCCAGATCACCACAGACACACTGGATGGAAAGGATTCTCCGGCTAAAGATATACTTAAAAAATATTTCGTTAAGTCGGAATTGGGTCGTGAGTATAAGTTATATGAAACGTTACTTAAAAGAACATCATTAACTGAAGGTAAAGCAAACGTTGTAGTAGATACATTAATCGAATCTTCTAAAACATTAAATAGAGGAGCTATTAAACGTCAGAAATACAATCTGATCAGCGAGATCCAAAAATATTATGATTTAAACGAGTTTTTTAATCATAAGCTACCAAACTATAAAATGTTTGCTGCATTCTATACGTTGACTGAAATTGCAAACGCCCAACACACTGTTGACCCTGATCAAGCTATCAACAATAAAGTAACTATTTTAGAGCATTTAACTGCTGCTAAAATTGAAGAAAATAAAGTACGTGATGAGGTAATGGGTGAATTTGAAAAAGCCGATAAAGACGTTCGTTTTTTAGCATATAAAATGGTATTAGAAAGCTTTAATACAAAATATAACGACCTACATCCACGTCAAAAAGAAATTCTTAAAGAATTTATTACTTCGGTTGACAATAAACCACGTTTAAAAGAATTTTACACTGCCAAGGTAGTTGAAATTAAAGAAGAATTAGCTAAACTCAATGCTAAAACTAAAAACGAAGTAACCAAAATTAAAATCAACGAAATCATCAACATTATCCAGATACCTGCTAAAACAGCTAAAATTACTGATAATGATTTAGTTGACTTGTTACAGTATTATGATTTAATCAACGAGTTAGAAACTGTAAATGGAAAAAATTAAAGAAATAATTCGCAAGAAACTAGCAGAAATGAGCGCTACCGGAATGGGTGGTGCTTCGTTTTCTCCTGGTCAAGGAATGAATTATGCTACTCCAAAAGCATTTAAAAAAACAAAAAATATTAAAGAAGGTCCTGGAGCTAGTTTAGGAATGGGTCCAAGTGCTGGTTCCGAAGGTGTAAAAGATAATGCTTACGTAAAACAATTCAAATATAAACTAGTACCTAAGAAAATTAAAGGATCTGGTTTAGAAGTTAAGCAACTTTGGGAAGATGAAACATTAAACGAAATGAATGACGTTCAAAAAAGACGCATTGCTTCGTTAGACGAGATTGAAAAATTAATGAACGAAATTCAACCACTTGTTTCAAACGCAAAAAATGAGACAATTGAATTATATGGTGGAAATGCTGGTTCATATGATATCAATAAACCAATCGAAATAGTTTTAAGCTATTTAAAAGAAATAAAACAACTCTTATCAGAAAAATAATGAAAAAGACATTACAAGATCAGTATTTGTTAATCAAAGAAGGTAAAGGACACGTTGGTGTTTTCCTTACAGAAGCAAAGCGTCAATTCCCAAATATCGTACGCAATGCTGCTACATTTGATGAAGCAGTAGCATCACTTAAGACCAAAAACATCATCTCAGAAAATGTAATTTCTGTAATGCCTGCTATGATGGATCGTCCTAAAAAAGAATCTTATGAAACTGCGTTTGAAGCATTCTTAGCTGAAGCAAAAAAGAAAAACGAAGACGAAAAAGTTAAAGCAGAAGAAAAAAAAGTTTCTAAACCTGTAGAAGAAGATCTTGCCCATAACTACGATAATTCAGATGATAAGAATCCTGACAATATGATCTTTGGTCAAATTATGATGGGTTATTATGCTGAAATGAAAGATCCTAAAAATGCTAATAAGACGATGCAAGAACTTAAAGACATCGTATTTAAAAACTTAGAAAAAGACCCAATTTACTATACAAAAAATGGTCAATTTGGTGTTAAAGATTTAGGATATGTAACTGAAGCACCTGGTTTGGGTGAGCCAAAAGAAGCTAAAGGTAAATACAAATCATCTGGATACGGTGACTTAAAAGAAGGTGTAGAAAAATTTAAGTCGGATGTTAAAGATGCTGTAACTAAAAAAAAAGATAGCAAATTTACTGATGAAGAAATTAAAGCTAAACTAAAACAAAAACGTGAAGCTGAACTTAAGCGTAGAAAAGAAGCAGGTGAATCACTTGAAGAAATTGCATTGCGTGAAGTAGTTCAAAATATGATTTTTGAAGAATTGAATTCTGAAGAATTTGAAGATACTCTTTTTAGACTTGAACAACCACATTTAAGTGATAAAGAAGCTTTAACCACAATTCAAAAAATATATGCTCGTCACAGTCAAGGACTTAATTCAATTTCTCAAAATATAGAAGAAAGTGATGTTGATGAAGCATATCAATTGGTAAACATTAATCCTGTAAAAAGCGATAAAGAAAGGGGTGAAAGAGAACCACAACCTTTCAAAATGTCTTATATTGATCCTTCAGTAGTAGATTCACTTACTAAAAACCAACACTTAAGAATCCTTAGAAGCCCATCTGACCCAGAAAACATTACACTCGCTATTCGTGCTAGATTGGTCCCAACATCTGCTAAAAATTTAGGAAAAACTACAGATAATTTAAATAAACTTCCATTAGATATTCCATCAGATTTTAAAAACTTTTTAACTGATACAAACAATATTTCTGGAGAAAAACAACTTCCAACAAGAGAAGGTGTTGCTGAATTGTATAAAGTACTTAGCAATGCTACTTTAAATAAAAATGGTAGTCTTGTATTGAAGGTTCCAAACCCAAATTACGAAAAATCACCTGAATCTTTAAAAGAAAGTGTTGAAAAGGATTTAGCAGATATCAACAAAGAAGCAGAACACGAAGTTCTACAAGCTAAATTAGACAAAATTGACGCTCTAATCGACCATAGACGTTCTAAACTTTCAAAACTTGACGAGGATGAGGATATGAAAGCCTTAACTGACAAGAAAAAAGTTAAAGAACTTGAAAAAGACATTAAAAAACTAGAGGTAGCTCGTAAAAAAGTTGAAAAAATGATGTCGAAATTTAAAGGTAAAAAAGCAGCCTCTAAAGAAGTAATTGACGAAATGGAAGATGAACCATCAACTGAATATCTAGAATATAAAGAAGATGCTGAAAATCGTTACGACGCTGGAGAAAGCATCGATTCAATCCTTGGCAACTATAACAATATCTCTCAAGATATGAAAGATATGTTACGTAATGATCTAGAAGGTAAAATGGACGGAATGGATTATTAATATGAGCAAACAACTTTTAATAGAAACCAGACATTTTGATCCAAAACCAATGAAATTGGTTGAGGGTATGAGCAAAAGCGGTAACGTTTTTGTTGAAGGGATATTGGCTACTGTAGAGGTAAAAAATGGAAATGGTCGCTATTACAAACGTGAATTGTGGGAACGCGAAATTGATAACTTTACACGCAAAATCCAAATGAAATCTACCGAAACGGTAGGTGAGTTGGATCATCCTGATTCGCAAGTAATCAACCTTAAAAACGCATCTCATGCTATACGTGAAGTATGGTGGAGAGGGGATGAAATTTGGGGTAAAGTAGAAATATTCTCTGATATGGGTGATTTAGGCACTACATCAGGTCGTATTGCAGGTGCATTAGTCAAAAATGGCTTAATCATTGGTATTTCTTCTCGTGGAATGGGTTCCCTAAAACAAATGGGTGAGGTAATGGAAGTACAAGACGACTTTGAATTACTTACTTGGGATTTAGTTTCCAACCCATCTAACCCAGATTCATGGATGAAAAATGGTGCTTTAAATGAATCAAGATCAACATATTTGCATGATTACGCACGTACAAATTCAATAGTTACTGAAATATTATGTGCTAAAGGTACATGTCCGATATTTTAAAACATGCAAACCGGTGAAAATTAGCCCTCTTTTTGAGGGCTTTTTTTTTCTTTGCGACTTTGAGTATATCAACACATATATATAACTCGAATATGCCACCCCCCCTCACATCTTATGTGGCATCGATATAAAAAATTCTATTACGTTTCTTAATAAACGTATTTTCCCAACAAAATAATTTAGGAAAAATGGCAACAAACAGAGACTTGCTCAAAGAAGCAATTGCTGATGCTAAAGCTGTTAAAGAAACCGCTATCGCAAACGCAAAAGCAGCTCTAGAAGAAGCCTTCACACCTCAATTGAAAACAATGTTCGCTGCAAAACTCCAAGAAATGGAAAAAGAAGAACTCGAAGAAGAAGGATTTGGTAAAGCCAATGCCGATTCAGACGAAGGATTCAGCCAAGGAATGGATGAAAAAGCATTAGACGAATATGCAGAACTACAACCAGATAGAGATATAGATGGTGATGGTGATGTAGATGCTCAAGATGCAGCAATGATGGAAATTGATTTGGAAGAGCTTTTACGCGAGCTAGAAGAAGAGGAAACAGCGGAAGGCCTTTACGAAGCCGAAGAAGAGGAAGAAGAATCTGAAGAAGAGGAAGAAGAATCTGAAGAAGGTGAAGACGAAGGTGAACCACTTGACCTCGAAGACATGACCGATGAGGATCTTAAATCAATGATTGAAGATGTTATCAAAGACATGATCGAAGCAGGCGAACTCGAAGCTGGCCACGAAGGTGGTGAAGAAGAGGAAGCTGAAGAAACAGGCATAGAAGACGAAGAAGAAGTCGACTTAGCAGAACTTTTAAGAGAAATTGAAGAAATGGAAGAAATGAAAGAACCAGTTGATGAACTTTTTGGTATTAAATCAAGAGCTGTCAGAGACTTTGAAAGAGCAAACCCAGGTTTACTCGACAAAGTTAAATCAGCTCAAGATGAAAAATCCAAAATTTCCATGATGAAAGATGCTATGGATAAATTTAGAGCAGATTACATCAGAGATACTAAAAGCCCAGGTGTAGCCAATGCCGCAGTAGCTAGAGTGTGGGAATATGTAGGAGTTGAACCTGCTACTATTCCATCATCATCAGGAGATACAGCAGCAGGAATGTTAGGCCAAAGAGAATCTATGGAACCTGAATTGGCTGAAGCATTGAAAACTATTGAAGCTCTTAAGTCTGAATTGAACGAAATCAATTTGTTAAATGCTAAATTGCTTTATACAAATAAAATCTTCAAAGCTAAAAACTTAAACGAAAACCAAAAAGTGAAAGTGTTGAGTTCTTTTGACAAAGCAACAACTGTAGGTGAAGTTAAGATGGTATTTGAAACTTTAAATGAGGGAATCAAAGTTTCTAAAAATACAATCAAAGAAAACCTAGGTAGTGCTTCAAAAGCAATGGTAACACCTAACGCTAAAAAACCAATCGTAGAGTCAAACGATGCATTCTTACGTATGCAAAAATTGGCAGGATTACTTTAATTAATTTAATAAAAAACAAAAACAGAAAATGTCAAACATTAATTCTCTTTTAGAAAGCGCAGCTGGCAGTTGGAAAAACATGCAAAGCGACGCAGCTCGTATGGCCGCAAAATGGGGCAAAACGGGTCTTTTGGAAGGATTGAGCACAGAAGTTGAGAAAAACAACATGGCTTTGATCCTCGAAAACCAAGCAAAACAACTTGTTGTTGAGCAATCTTCTACAAACGTAGGTGGTGCTACCTTTACAGTAGGTCAAGGTGAGCAGTGGGCTGGTGTAGCTCTTCCATTGGTACGTAAAGTATTCGGTTCTTTATCATCTAAAGAATTCGTTTCTGTACAACCAATGAATTTGCCTTCTGGTCTAGTATTCTTCTTAGATTTCCAATATGGTGATGCTAACGGTAAAATTGCTCCTACTGGTCCATTTGGTCCTGGTGGTGATACTTACGGTGCTACTTCATCTATGTATGGTAACACAAACCCAGCTAATGGTGGTGACCCAACTAACGGTTTATATGGTGCAGGTCGTTTTGCATACTCAATCAACCAATTCTCAGCTTCAGCAGTTACTACATGTACTACAGCTTCTTGGTCTGATGTTGAATATAATTCTGACTTATCATCTTCTATCGCTGCTGGTTACTGGACTAAAGTTGCAGTTCCTGTAACTTCATTATCTGGTTCAGACCTTAAAGGTGTTCGTGCATTCGTAGTAGCTTCAGGTTCAGTAGTAACTCCAACTCAACAAGCTAAATACCTTCCACAGTATACTTACACTGATGGTACTAATGTATACTTTATTGCAACTGGTTCAGTTAACACTGCTAACCTTCCATTGAATGGTGGTACTAACACAGTATTCTACAACCTTCAACCAGCTGACAACTACCGTGGTGATTTTGAAGATCAATCATCTGCAAATCGTGGTGGTTATCCAAATGCTAATTCTACATCTGCAGATCAATTAGCTATTCCACAAATCAACATCCAAATGAAATCTGAGGCTATTGTTGCTAAAACTCGCAAGTTGAAAGCACAATGGACACCAGAATTCGCTCAAGATTTGAACGCATACCAATCTTTGGATGCTGAAGCTGAATTGACTTCAATCATGAGCGAGTACATTGCATTGGAAATCGATCTTGAAGTATTGGATATGTTGATCCAAGACGCATCTGCAGCAGATGAGTACTGGTCAACTAAAAACAACAACTACTTGAATGCTGATAAAACAGCTTGGGAAAACAACGCTGGTTACTACAACACTCAAGGTCAGTGGTTCCAAACTTTAGGTACTAAAATGCAGAAAGTTTCTAACAAAATTCACCAAAAAACTCTACGTGGTGGTGCAAACTTCATCGTATGTGCTCCAAGTGTAGCAACTATCCTCGAGTCAATCCCAGGATTTGCTTCATCTTCTGATGGTGATGTAACTAAAGCTAGCTACGCATTCGGTATCCAGAAAGCTGGTCAAATGAACAACCGTTATACAGTTTACAAAAACCCTTACATGACTGAAAATGTAATGTTGATGGGTTATAGAGGATCACAATTCCTTGAAACTGGTGCGGTATTTGCTCCGTATGTTCCATTAATCATGACACCTCTTGTGTACGATCCAGATACATTTACTCCACGTAAAGGACTCTTGACTCGTTACGCTAAGAAAATGATCCGTCCTGAATTCTTCGGTCGTATCTATGTTAACGATTTGAACGTACTTTAATCGGTAGTAAATAATCGAATATGAAGAGCCTGGCGAAAGCCAGGCTTTTCTATTTTCTCCCAATATTTATTAGCAAATATAGTTATATGACAGATTTTAACAGAACTCCTGAAGCGCAGGAAGTATTTAAAGCAAAAAGAAAACCAAAAGGTCCTATCAAGTTCAACATTCAATTGAATGAAGAACAAAAAACCGCTAAATCTAAAATTTTAACCAATACAGTAACCATATTACGTGGTAAAGCAGGTTCTGGTAAATCTTTATTAGCAGCTAACGTAGCACTTGATTTGTTATTTAGTCGTGAAATTGAAAAGATTATCATTACACGACCAACTGTAGTAGCAGGACAAGATATTGGTTTCCTACCAGGAGATGTTAATGAAAAATTAGCCCCATTTACTGCTCCAGTGTATGAAAATATGCACCGTTTATACAACAAAGATAAAATCGAAAAATGTATAGCAGATGGTGAAATTGAAATTGTACCTGTATCATTTATGCGAGGTAGAAACTTTACTGATTGTTTAGTTGTAGTAGATGAAGCACAAAATTTAACAGACAATCAAACAGAACTTTTATTAACTCGTATATGCTCAGGTAGTAAAATGATCTTTTGTGGTGATGGTGCTCAAATTGACTTGAAAGATAAGAAAACATCTGGGTTCGATGTTGTATGTAAACATATGAAAGAAGTACCTGGATTTGAGGTAGTTACATTAGAGAGAAATCACAGACATCCAATAGTAGATGATATTTTAGAGGTATACAAATCTTTCAGAGGATAGCCATATTTATAAATAAAAGATAAATGGCTAATCTATATGTAACCATTACGGAAGAAATCACTCTCCCTAATACCACTACAGAAAAAACAACCACATTTAAAACTATATCGAACATTAATCAAATTGTTCGACGTGTAGATACCATTGCCACTACATTTAGTGGTTCAGGTATTGAAATTTTACGTTTTTGTGATAGTGAAGAAGAGCAAACAGGTGGTGCTTTTGTAAAATCAGATACACAGTATGTTAGAATTACCAATTTATCTACACAATATAATACTTTAATATATTTAATAGCTAATGATAACACTGAAAGTGCTATTTTTAGTTTAGATCCTGGAAAAACATTAATGTTAGGAGATGCTGATATTAATACTCCTTCAATTGGTGATTATGTAGTGGATGGATATGTAGATGAAACTTATTATAGCCCATTAACCTATATCAGTTCAGTAAAAGCAAAAGCAATTTCAGGAAGTACACAATTAGAGTATTTTGTAGCATCAACTTAATATTTATAAATAAAAGAAAATGGCAAATTTAACATTAAGAGCAGTAAAAGGTTCTCCACTTACCAATGCCGAATTGGATGGTAACTTTGAATATTTTACTGGGTCACACGCGATAACAGGTTCATTAACAATAACTAATAATTTAACGGTAACAGGATCTACCTCACTTTCAGGTTCCCTCGCATTACCTCAATTATTAACTTTTGAATGTGTTGATAATGCAACAGCAGCAGCTGCAGGTGTTCCTGTAGGTGGGTTATATAGAAATGGTAATATTATTCAAATAAGAACAGCTTAACCCTTTAAAACTTTATAAAATGCCATTCTTTTCAGGATCATTAAATCTCTCAGGATCAATTATAGCAACAGGTGTTATAACCAGTAATGGTTCACCTGTAGTTACTACTAGTAATACTAGCTCATTTGTAATTAATACCGGATCATTTGCAACCACCGGATCAAATACCTTTATAGGTAACCAAACTATAACAGGAAGTGTAACAAGCACTAGTGGATTTGTAGGATCTCTTACAGGAACTGCAACTACAGCTTCCTATATCAACCCAACCTTTATTTCAGCATCTGCTGCTGCTTCTGGATTTGGTTCTAGTGGTGGGAGCGTAACTACAGGTTCAAATAATTTTGTAGGTACTCAAAGAATAACAGGTAGTGTTATAGTTACAGGGTCTCTTATCGTTTCTGGTTCAAATACATTTATTAATATAGGACCTGCTGAATTTACAGGAAGTGTTTCAAGTACAGGTGGATTTACAGGTTCACTACAGGGAACAGCAGCTACTGCTTCATATGTAGAAGTCGCTCAAACAGCATCTTATTTTAATGGAAATTCTATTAGTTCTTCATATGCATTAACCGCTCAAACCTTATTAGGAAGTGTTGTAAGTGCTTCTTATGCAGAATCATCTTCATATGTACCTTATGTTGATTACTCAGGCCAAACAGATACTATCTTTATGAGCACCTCAGGACTCGCTTCAGATAATTATCCTGTAGTATTTTCAGCTAACGTAGGAAATAATTATACTAGTGTATATGGAGATGTTAATAATTTAAATTACAACCCTGTTTCTAACAATTTAAGTATATCTGGTAGTCTTACCATTACAGGATCGTTATCCCAAGGCTCTAGAAACTCAACCTCAGGAATTTTTTCTCATGCTCAAGGATCTAGTTCTTTATCTTCTGGAGTAAGTTCTCATGCTGAAGGTTTTAGAACCACAGCTTCAGGTAACTATTCACATGCTGAAGGTCAACAAACAATTGCTCTTGGTTCAGTTTCCCATGCTGAAGGACAAATTACTTTATCAAGTGGTCAATATTCTCACGCTGAAGGATATAATACTACTTCATCAGGTTTTTACTCCCATGCCGAAGGGGAAAATACCCAAGCAACAGGTCAAGGTTCTCATGCTGAAGGATCTTATACTATTTCTTCAGGTGGTAATTCTCATGCCGAAGGAGGATTTACTGTTGCTTCAGGTACTAATTCTCATGCTGAAGGAGCTTACACTACTGCATCAGGTATTTTTTCTCATGCTGAAGGAAGTTTCACTAAAGCATTAGGTTTTTATTCACATGCTGAAGGTGGTGATGGAATATCAAATGGTGGTATTGCTTTTGGTAATGGATCACATGCTGAAGGAAGACTTACAATAGCATCCGGTTCAAACTCACATGCCGAAGGTAGTTATTCAATATCTATAGGTTATGGATCTCATGCTGAAGGAGACACTACCATAGCATCAGGTTCCCACGCTCATACCGAAGGATTTAGCACTTCAGCTTCAGGTAATTTTTCCCATGCTGAAGGGGTTGGAACATTTTCCCTAGGAATGGGTTCCCATGCAGAAGGAAATTATACAACTTCATCAGGTTATGTATCTCATGCTGAAGGAGAATATACTAAAGCATTAGGACAAGGTTCCCATGCTGAAGGAAATTATACCATTGCATTAGGAGATTGGTCTCATGCTGAAGGAAACCAAACAATAGCTTCAGGATCTTATCAACTTGTAGTAGGACAATATAATAAACGTGGAGATTCAACTTCATTAATGATTGTAGGAAATGGTAATGGTGATAATGATGTTAGCCGTAGAGACGCCTTTAAAGTAAGAATGTCTGGTTCAATCGTTCTACCAACTACACAGTCAGCTGCTCCATCTTGGACAGGTACCGATGGTGAAATGGTATTTGCAACCGTAACAGGAAACTATTTATTCTATGTTTGGATGGGTGGTGCTTGGAGATCAGGCTCATTATCATAACAAAAAACACAACATAATTAAAATGGGCCTCTAAATGAGGCCCTTTTTTATTCATATTTATAACAAAATAGAAACATGAACATTCCAATTTGGCCAGGCTCAAGTTCATTTCAACCCGGAGATACTCCATTTGGGTTCTACGACTATGATCCACAATTCCAATCCGATGCTGATAAATTTGCAAAATTTGCTGCACAACGTTTGGGATATCCTTTAGTTGAAGTTGAATTACAAGATATAAACTTTTATACCGCACTTGAAGATGCTGTAACAACTTATGGAAATGAATTGTATGCTTACCAAGTAGCAGAAAACTTATTATCTTTTCAAGGTGCTCCTACAACTATTGGTGCTGCTAATAATGAGGTTATTCAAGAAAATATGGCCTCCATTGTTCGCTTGTCTCAACAATATGGTGAAGAAGCAGGTGTTGGAGGTACAATAACATACCGATCTGGTTCAATTAAACTCCAATCAGGGGTTCAAGAATATGATATGAATAAATGGGCCCTTGATAATGGAATCCAAGGTCGTATTGAAATTAAACGTATCTATTATGAAGCACCACCTGCAATCATGCGATATTTTGATCCATATGCTGGTACAGGTACAGGTATGATGCAAATGCTTGATAGTTTTGGTTGGGGTTCATATTCACCAGCTATTAACTTTATGTTGATGCCAATCAACTATGACTTACAGAAAATTCAAGCAATTGAATTTAACGATCAAATTCGTAAATCACAATATACATTTGAATTGGTAAACAATCAATTAAAAATATTCCCTATTCCGATTGTACACTACCAAGATTTATGGTTCCAATATATTTTAGAATCAGACAGAAACCAACCATATGCTGAACGAAATGGTCAAAGTTTAATTACTAATGCTTCTAATGTACCTTATGAAAACCCAGTTTATTCACAAATAAATTCAATTGGACGTTCATGGATATTTGAATATGCTTTAGCTTTAGCAAAAGAAATGCTAGGATATGTTCGTGGAAAATACCAAACAGTCCCAATCCCAGGATCTGAAATTACATTAAACCAAAGTGATTTGATTACTGCTGCAACAAGTGAAAGAACAGCATTAATTGAACGTTTAAGAGCATATTTTGACACTACTTCTCGTAAATCTTTATTAGCAAATAAAGAAGCAGAAGCCGCTAGTCAAAAGAATATATTAGCAGATGTTCCAATGACAATTTTTATAGGATAATATGGCATTATTTGGCACTCAACGTGATGTTTCCTTATTCAGACACCTCAGCCGTGAGTTGATGTGGGATATTATTTCCCAACAATGTGCTTATTATCAATTAATTGCTGACCAAACTAAAGTAAATATTTACGGTGAAGCAGCAGGTGCTAAATATTATAATGGTCCCGTTTTACTTAATGTTTTAATTGAAAGAGGAGACAATGCTTCTCCAGTAGATGATTTTGGTGTAAGCTTTGATCGTCCTATGACATTTAGATTTTTACGTGATGATTTACGTGGTAAAAATCCTGTTAACTCTGGTGGCGGTCCTGATATAGGTAATTATGATAATACATCTTATGGAGCAGATATATTGCCTGAAGTAGGAGATATAATTATGTGGAATGAATCATACTGGGAAGTTGATAATGTAAATGATAATCAATTATTTGTTGGAAAAGACCCAGCATACCCATATGCAGAAAATCCTATTAATCCTGGATTAGAAAACTACGGTTCAAACTATTCAATTATTTGTACAGCACATTACGTACCTGCAGATAAAGTTCAGATTACAAGAGAAAGATTATAAAATATGCCATCAGTAAGAAAACCTAATCCAAAATCTCAACAAGAGATATCAAATAATCAGGTAGATCCATATGTGTTTCCTGAAACGGGGGAATCTTATGGTAATCCTAATATTCCTTCTGATTTTAGGCAATTTACTCCTGATCAACAAAGTGGAGTAGATTTTAATCGTTCCTATGAAATGTCATTTAAGGGAGATACTGTTAAACCTTTTACAGTAGGTCTTCAAGATATTGACGAATCTATAATGTACTATTTTCAAAACGTTATACGTCCATTTGTTTACCAGAATGGTGTACGAATTGAAGTACCTGTAATATATGGTTCTCCTGAAAAATGGAAATCTGTACAAAAAGATGGATTTTATAAAGACAAAAATGGTGCTATAATGGCTCCACTAATTATGTTTAAAAGAGATACTGTTGATAAAAATCGTTCTCTTACAAATAAATTAGATGCTAATCACCCACATCTTTATACTTCTTGGGCTAAATCATATAACCCAAAAAATTCATATTCAAATTTTAACGTATTAACAAACCGTATACCTGTTAAACAATTTATTACTAATGTAGTGCCTGATTACGTTAATTTAACGTATACATGTGCTATTCAAACGTACTATGTTGAGCAGATGAATAAAATAATTGAAGCAATCAATTACGCATCTGATTCATATTGGGGTGATCCTGAGCGCTTTAAATTTAAGGCCTCTATTGATTCATATAGTACCGCGATTGAAATGTCTGATAATTCAAATCGCATTATAAAAGGCACTTTTACCATTAAATTGTTTGGTTATATCGTGCCTGATACAGTACAAAAAGATGTAACAGCAATTAAAAAATATAATAGTAAAGCCCAAGTAATTATTGGAATGGAAACGGTTGATAGTTTAGCAGAAGTTAAACCACCAATTAAAAAACTTTCTCCTATATTTATAGACGATCAACAACTTGTAGTAAATTATATAGACCCTACCGTGCTTAATTACATAAATACCAACATACAAAAATTAGGAACATATGTAGACCCAATTACAGTAACATTTGCTAGTGGTTGGTTAACAGCCCCCTCAGGCCTTCCAGCAACATCATTAAATAATTTTTCTATATTTTGTAATGGTGCATTGATAGAAAATGCAGCAATAGTTTCCTTTACCGTAAATGGTGCAAATAACTTAACAACTTTAGTAATTAATCCGAATGAACTAGGATATAGTTTTGATTCTCAAGACGAAGTTGTAGCAATTGGTAAATTTAATAGTTAACGTAAAATAGTTTAAAATGGCAAAAGCAAAAGCACAAGCATCAGTTTCATTTATTAAAAAATCAAGAAAAAGAAGACCAGGCGTTCATGCAAAGTCTAAAACAAGTAAAAGTAAAAATAGTAAAAATTACGTTAAAAAATACGTAGCCCAAGGAAAATAAGATGTCATTAATTAAACCGGAACAGTTACGATCAGGATCATATAATATAACGGGTTCGTTATTTGGTACTTCTTCCTTTGCTACAACTGCGTCATATGCTTTAAATGTAGCTAATATAGACACAGGAAGTTTACTTATAACTGCTTCCGCTACTAATGACACTATTACTTTTACTAAAGGAGATGGATCAACATTTCCTATAGTAATAGATAATGTTGCAAGTGCTTCATATGCTTTAACAGCATCATATGCTGTTTCTGCTTCATATGAAATTAACTATGAAGTTTCTTCATCATATGCTGAAACCGCTTCATTTGCTATTACAGCATCTTATGCTTTAAATGCACTTTCAAGTTCATATTCATTAACTTCTTCATATGCTGCAACTGCTTCATATATTGATACTCTCTATAGTAGTAATTATACACAATCATTTACAAATCAATCTACTTGGACAGTAATTCATAATTTAGATACTCGTTATGTTATTGTACAAGTATATGATACAGCATTTGATGAAGTAATCCCACAAAACATTGATTTAACAGATGACAATACTGTTACTATCACATTCCCTACCCCAGAAAGCGGAACTGCAGTTGTAACTGTAGGAGGTGCTTTACAAAATTCAGGAGCTGTATCTTCTTCATATGCTTTAAATTCTACAAGTGCATCATTTACTTTAACAGCATCATATATTAACCCAACCTTTATTTCAGCTTCAGCAGCTGCTGCTGGGTTCGGTTCTGGAGGTACTATTACTATTCCTGGTAGTAATACTCAAATATTATTTAACAGTGCAAGTGCATTAGGAGCATCATCTAATTTCATATTTGATTATACTCTTGGAAGTTTACAACAAGGTTTTAATAACCTTGCTTCAGGACAATATTCACATGCTGAAGGACAATTAGCAACAGCATCTGCAGTGTATTCACATGCCGAAGGAGGTGTTACTAGAGCAACTAATTTTTATGCTCATGCTGAGGGAGCTGACACTACTGCTGCTGGAATAGCAGCTCATTCTGAAGGTAATTATACTTCAGCACAAGGAAATTATTCTCATGCTGAAGGAGTAAGTAATATATCCACAGGGCTAGGCTCTCATGCTGAAGGTCAACAAACTACATCCCAAGGAAATTATTCTCATACCGAAGGATATAGCACTAGTACTCTCGCAATATATTCACATGCTGAAGGATCAGGTACTACAACTCAAGGAGTAGGTTCTCATGCTGAAGGAAATTTAACTTATGCTAATGGCCCTTATTCACATGCTGAAGGTAATTCAACAATAGCAACTGGAAATTATTCTCATGCTGAGGGGTTTAGAACTTTAGCTAGTGGTCAATATTCACATACTGAAGGATATTATACTACTGCTTCGGGAAATGGAGCCCATACCGAAGGATACTATACAATAGCTTTAAATGAATTTTCCCATGCTGAAGGTAGATCTACAATAACCTCAGGACAATATTCTCATGCTGAAGGATATGGAACCATAACCTCTGCACTTTATCAACATACCCAAGGTACTTTTAATCTTACTAGTTCAATAACCGGAGCATTTATTCATGGTAATGGTGCTGATGATTTGAATAGATCTAACTTAATATTTGCTGCAGGTAACCAAGTTCAAATTACTGGATCACTTGCAGTAACAGGATCACTAATTGTAACTGGATCTACTCAAGGAAATGTAGCTGCTTTAACAATATCTTCAAATACTGCATCTGTAGATTTAACTAGAGCTAGTTTCTTTACAATCACACTTACTTCAGGTGTTACTACACATATTAGTGCAAGTAATATTTTACCTGGTTCTACTAGCACAATACTAGTTACAACGGATGGAACTTCAAATGTATCTTTTCCATCAAACGTAAAACAACCATCTGGTTCTTTTTATACTGCCTCTGCAGTATCTGCAAAAGATATATTGACATTTATATCATATGACTCAACAAATCTATATTTAGCAAGTGTTAAAAATTTAATATGATATGTTTATTCCATTTGGTTTTTTTCAAAATTACTCACTAGCTTCTGCTATTACTTCTTCAATTACAGGTTCTCCTTGGCAACAAATTGATACTATTGTTTCAACTTTACGAAGCAATGTTACCGATTTTAGAAATCCAAGATTTTTTGTTTATCGATTAGATGGTAATGCTTTCAATATTAATGATGGTGGTAATGATATGTTTGATAGTGGAAATAGCACTATTCCTTGGCTCCGTTCCAATACAGTATACTGGAACCCAGGATCAGCAACTTATACTGCTTCACCGGCAATGTCATATGCATTACAAACTAGTTCATTAACTGATACAAATTTATATTATGCCTCAATTGGGTATACCCAATCAGCAGGAACATTCCCAGCAGCACAAAGCGCAATATACCATCCGTTAACAATGATTAGTGCTCGTAGTGGTTCAGGACCAATTGGATGGCAAAAAACAGGAAATATTGGAGCTGATGGGGCCGGAAGTATTTTAACAGGAAGTATATATACTGGTTCTGTAGTAAATGGATTTACAACATATGCTTACTTTAGGCAAACATATGGTCAAGCATCTGATCCAAACATATGTGATGTTTATATGTTATTTGGACATCCAAACTGGGATTCTAATTTTGGAACTGTTGTTTGGTCTGCAAGTTTAAGTACTCAAGGACAGGGAGCTACATTATATGCTACAGGATCTGCTTCTAATTTATTAGCAGTAACTACTCTATTAAGTCAAACAGGTAGTACTCCATCTGGTGCTAGTTTACCAATTAGTGCTAGTGATATTGCTACAGTCGTAGATAATTTTGCATTACGAATTAAACAATCACTATCTTATTAACCCATAATATTTATAACAAAATAAATTAATGAGATTATTTTCCCCTGTCATAACCGGATCTTTAGATGTTACAGGCTCAGCATCTATAACTGGTTCTTTATTCGTAAAGAGTGATTCTAATGATATTTTTCTCATTAAAAATTCAAATAATACTCCTGTTTTAACAGTATCCCAAAGTGGAGTAGTAATTTTTTCTACCCAATCTCAGGAGCTTGCAGGTCCTGCTCCAAATGGCGGGATTTATTTTACTTCTGCATCATTTTTTGTTGGTCTCGATTAAGGGTAACATATGTATAATAAAACAATTTAAATAAGAAAACAATATGGCAACTTGGAAAAAAGTCATTGTCTCGGGTAGTGCAGCAAACCTATCAGCTTTACAAGTAGACAACTTAACTTCCGGTCAGGTAGTAATTGGTGGTGGTACAGGTAACTTATCCACAACAGCAGTTAACGGCACCGGAAACATTGTAGCAACTACTGGTGCTACAGGATTATCAGCATCTGGTTCATTTAGTGGTTCATTTCAAGGTACTTTTACAGGTACTACGAATTTACCTGATTTAACTCAAGGTACTGGTATTACAGCATTTACGTATGACGGTGGTGCTACAGCAACAGTAGCAGTAAGTGGTGCATCTGCTTTAAGTACTAATAACATTACAAAATGGACAGGTACAGCATTTGCAAACTCCTCATTAACTGATAATGGTACAGCAATTACAGGTACTACTTCATTGCAATTATCTGGTGCCAATTCAAGCCTTTCAGGATCATTTAGTGGTTCATTCTTTGGTAATGGTGCTGGCTTAACGGGTGTTACTGCAACTCCAATATTCCCAACAATTGCTAAAACTGATTTAACTAGTACTGATCAATTCTTTATTAATGATGGTGCCAATAAGTATATTACTTATGGTAACCTATTAACTGATTTAGCTGGTACTAATTTAGCAGTTGAAGGTACAGATAGTTTAACATTAGCTACTACTATTACAGGTATTACTTCAATTAGTTCAACTGCCTTTACAGGATCACTTTTAGGTAATGTTAATGGTACTGCAAGTTGGGCTACAAATGCTTTAACAGCATCTAATATTACTCCTTCAATTACTAATAATACAAATAATTATGTATTAACAGCAACTGGTGGAGGAACAATTAATGGTGAATCTAATTTACAATTTGATGGTACTACATTAACAGTAACAGGTAATCAAGTATTAACTGGTAATTTAACAGTACAAGGTACAGCTTCATTCCAACAAACTACTAATTTAGAAGTTGCTGATAGATTTGTATTATTAGCTTCAGGTTCAAATACTGCAGGCGATGGTGGTTTAGTAATTCAACAAGGTACTCAAAACGTAGGTGAATTGTTTGGATATGAAAACTCAATTAATCGTTGGGGTTTCACATCAAGTTTTTCAGCAGGAAATTCTTCATTTTCAGCAGTAGCATATGCAACTACTACAGAAGTTTCTACAGCAGCCCCTGCAGCAGCTCCAATTTATGGTGGTGCTTCTAACGGCTATGGTAATATACATGTTAATACAGCTACAGGAGATATTTTTATCTACTCTTAATAAATTAAATAAATTAGTTATGTCTTTTATCGCAGGTCACGTCGCAGGTGATAATAATGAGAAAAAACAACAACCTCTATCTTCTAACCAATTAACGGCTAAGGAGATAGAGGTTTTGCTTTCTATGATTAAACGTACAACTTTCCTTGGAGAGGATATTGAACCTTTATATAATTTGGTTGTAAAATTACAAAACCAATACATAGAACAAACTAAATAATTTAAGTTATGAACCTATTCTCAGTTGACTTTTCCCATGCGGAATTGAACTTTATCCGTCAAGCATTAGAAACAGTTCCAATTCAAGGACGTGATGCTAAATTTTGTGCCTCTATTCAAATTAAGCTAGAACATGAACTAGAGGAAATTACACAAATGATTAAAGCTGAAGAAGAATCAAAAATGTTAAGTCTTCAACAGATAATCCAACATGAAGAAACAAAAACTTCAACCAGGAAAAAACAATAATATATTTATTACCGTATTATAGGCCCGAAAAGGGAAGTGGACACAGCATATTCTGTGTAACCAACCGTAATAAACATATAAATGCCAAACTGGAAAAAAGTCATAGTATCGGGCTCGGATGCAGCCTTAAATTCTTTAAACGTAACATCCCACTTCACGGCAAGTGGTCTTATATATCCAACTGTAGATGGTACTGTTGGTCAAGTTATTATAACTGATGGTGCTGGAAATCTTTCATTTTCTCCTATAGAAAATACAGCAATAGTAATTAAAAATGTTTCAGGAGGTACTATTGCAAAAGGTACTCCATGTTATATTACATCATCTGGTACCTCAGGTAATATTGCTGGTGTTTGGCCTGCAGATGCCTCTAATCCTGCACGAATGCCTGCAGGAGTCATTGCAGGAGAGACATTAAATAATGGTGATGAGGGTGTAGGTTTAATTAATGGCTATATTGGAGGTGTAGACACTTCAGCATTCGGTGCTGGTGATTCAATATATGTTAAAGCTGGTGGTGGTTATACTAATGTACGCCCAACAGGCTCATCTATTTTAGTACAAAAACTAGGTAATGTTGAAAAATCAGCTATCAATGGTTCAGGTGTAATCAACGGCCCAGCATATTATAATGATTTACCCAATATACAATCAGGTTATACTTGGGTAGGAAATAGCAACGGAGTTGCAGTTGCAGTTGCAACATCTTCAATTCAAAATGTAGTAAGTGCTTCATATGCTACTTCAGCTTCATATGCTCAATTTGCCGCTACTCCAACAGTAGCAGGTGCAACAGGAGCAACAGGACCTCAAGGTGCTACTGGAATTACTGGCGCAACAGGAGTTACTGGTGCAACTGGACCTACTGGACCTCAAGGTGCTACTGGTGTAACTGGAGCAACAGGACCACAAGGAATTCAAGGAGCAACTGGGGTAACAGGAGCCACTGGTCCACAAGGAATACAAGGTGCAACAGGAGTTACTGGAGCTACTGGACCACAAGGGATACAAGGCGCAACAGGTATTACTGGAGCGACAGGCCCACAAGGAATACAAGGCGCAACAGGTATTACTGGAGCAACAGGCCCAACTGGACCACAAGGTGCTACTGGTATTACTGGTGCCACTGGTATAACAGGTGCTACTGGAGTTACTGGAGCGACAGGCCCAACTGGACCGCAAGGTGCAACCGGAGTAACTGGAGCTACTGGACCAACAGGTCCACAAGGCGCAACAGGTGTAACTGGAGCAACTGGTCCACAAGGAATACAAGGTGCAACAGGAATCACTGGTGCAACAGGACCACAAGGGATACAAGGTGCAACCGGAGTAACCGGAGCAACAGGTCCTCAAGGTCCACAGGGCGCAACCGGAGTAACAGGTGCTACTGGAGTTACTGGTGCAACAGGTATTACTGGAGCTACTGGACCACAAGGCCCGCAAGGCGCAACTGGGGTAACAGGTGCTACTGGTCCACAAGGACCACAGGGCGCAACCGGAGTAACCGGAGCAACAGGGCCACAAGGTCCGCAAGGAGCTACTGGGATAACAGGCGCAACTGGAGTAACTGGTGCTACTGGGATAACAGGTGCAACCGGAGTAACAGGTGCAACAGGTCCTCAAGGAATACAAGGCGCGACAGGAGTAACTGGAGCTACTGGTCCACAAGGAATACAAGGTGCTACTGGTGTAACTGGAGCTACTGGACCACAAGGTCCGCAAGGCGCAACAGGAGTAACCGGAGCTACGGGACCGCAAGGTCCACAAGGTGCCACTGGTGTGACAGGTGCGACAGGTGTAACTGGAGCTACTGGACCGCAAGGCGCAACCGGAGTAACCGGAGCTACTGGAGTTACTGGTGCAACAGGCGTTACTGGAGCTACTGGTGTTACAGGTGCTACTGGTGCTACATTAGCTGTAAACAATAACGTTAACAACTATGTTATTACCGCTACTGGAGGATCAAGTGTAAATGGTGAAGCTAACATGACGTTCGATGGTTCTACATTAAATGTTACAGGTACTATCCGCGCTACAACTAAATCCTTTATCATTGACCACCCAACCAAACTCAATAAAAAATTACAATATGGTGTACTCGAGGGACCTGAACATTCAGTTTACCTTAGAGGACATTTATATAATACTAATGCAATTATATTCCCAGAATATTGGTCTACTTTAGTATCAATAGATTCAACAACTGTTTCATTAACACCAGTTGGAAAGTACCAAAATTTATGGGTAAAAGAAATTACAGATACTCACATTATTGTAGGTTCTGAAACAGAAGAAATCAATTGTTTCTATGCTGTGTTTGCAGAACGTAAAGATGTAGAAAAATTAGTAACAGAATTTGACAAAGAATAAGTTATGGCTCTAAATTATGGCCCTAATATAGTTACTAATGGATTAATCCTCCATTGGGACCCAGCTGATAAAAATTCTTATCCTGGATCTGGTACTACTATGTATGATTTAACAGGAAATGGAAACCATGCAACATTATATAATGGTGTAGGATATAATACTACCAATGGTGGTGTTTTAGAATTTGATGGTGCCAATGATATTGCTCATGGGGGGCCTAATATGGCATCTTCTAATTATACATTAATGGGAGTTGCTAGATATGTAACAATTACCGGACGAGTTATTGCTGGGTGGTATAATAACTGGTTATTAGGTCATTGGGCTGGATACACAAATGATCACTATGCTGAAGGATGGGTATATTATAACCCAACTATCCAAAATACCAACTGGGCTATTTATGCTGGCTCAGGAAATATTACATCAGATTCTTATCAATTTTACATGAATAATGTATTATTAGCTTCAAATAGTGAAGGCAGTCAAGGACCTAATGGGATAACACTTGGTGCTGGAGGAGGGGGATATGAATATTCAAATGCACAAACAGGACCTATACTGTTATATAACAGAGTGTTAACTCAACAAGAATTAACTCAAAATTACAACTCATTAAAATCAAGATTCGGATTATAATATGCCAACTTCAGTAGGACCAAATATCGTTAAACAAGAAAACTTAAAAACCGTTTTAGAAGCAGCAGATGTTAACTCTATGCTTCCTATGTCTACATTTTTAAATATGTCTTCATGGGTTGTAGGAAATGGAGGAATAGGTAATTACTCTGCAAATGGTAATTATGGAGAAAATGAACGCTTAATAGGAACCGATCCGTGGGGTAATTCTGCAATAGTTTGGCAATCAAATCCTTCTGGAGATAATTATGCTGATGGTGGATGGAATAATGGATATTACAGTATTGACAGAACAAAATTATATAGATGGTCAGTTTGGGTAAAACGTACATCTTCAACTACCGGTGGTACTAGTTACCTTGGACTTTATGGTTCAGGTGGTACTTGGGGAGTTGAACGTTTAGATAATGGAGCTAATGAAGGTAATCCATATTGGGAATGTGCTTCTACTTCTGTTTACACCCAAGATCAATGGTATCTTTTAGTAGGCCATTGCTACCCAGCAGGAACAACAGGTGTTCCTGGAAATAAACATCCTGATACAGGAAGATATACAGTTAATGGAAGAGATGGAGATTTAAATTATTGTAACATTGGTGGAGATGTACGTTGGTTAAGTGATTCAACTGTGGGTTTACATAGAACATATCACTACTATTGTGCAGATAATACAACTCATTTACAATGGTATGATCCTAGATTTGAAATATGTGACGGTACAGAACCAACTATTTCAGAATTACTTTCTAACCCAGCAACATTTTTCAGAGATGTTTCAGGTAATAGTATTAAAGGTAATTTAAAAAATGGTGTTCAACAAGATAGATCTAATTTAGGAGCTATGATTTTTGATGGCACTGATGATTATATTAATATAGGAGCAGGCACTGGATTAAATCAATTTTCTGGAGATTTTACTATTTCTTTATGGGCTATGAGAACAGGAGGTGGTAGTTATGGAAATTTAATTGGTGATTATTATACAAACACAGTAGCAACAACAGGAGAATGGCAAATAATGATGGGTCCTGAATCCCAATTTAACCTATATAAAGTAGGACCTGGATATGTTATTGGAAACACAGCATCCGGTTTTTCAAATTATACATGGATAAATGTAGTAGTAACTCGTAGTGGAACAGCTGTTACAATGTATGCTAATGGAAATATAATAGCAACAGGTACTGATTCCACTAGTTACGGTACAGTAACTGGAAATCTAAACATTGGAATAGATGGAAATAACACCTCAGAACCATTTCCTGGTAAAATTGCTAATATCCAAATATATGATATAGCGTTAACATCAACAGAAGTAAGACAAAACTTCAATAGATATAAAACACGTTTTAATTTAAGTTAAGATATGGCAGTAGCAAATGGGTTTGGAAAAGTAACAATGTCTGGTTCAGTGTTTATGTATGACACTGGAGATAATGTAAATTCTTATATTGGAGAACCTACTACAAACTACCAATGGAATGGAGGGTCTGAAGTAACGCCATCATACAGTGATTGGACAGGAGCCCCAGCTCCCGTTAATGTAACTAATACTGTAAATCAAGGTCCTATTAAAGGGGCAAAAACCTGGAAATTTATAAAAAATGGTAATTCAAACCAATGGCATGGTTGGGAAGCTACTTATGGAGGGATTTGGACAGGAAACTCTGGAGATGTTTGGACCACTAGTTATTGGTACAAAACAACTGCTCCTGCAGGAATTTCTAACTTTGGAATAGGATATTTTTACAAACCAGATTGGTCTGCTCCATTTAATACAACAATATTAGCAGATGTTAGTAGTATTATTCCTGATGGGCAATGGCATTATAATTATACCGTAACAAGATTTAATGAAAATTATTCAAATGCTATTATTGTTGATGGTCCTTCTTGGGGATATAGTGGTCAAGCTGGCGAACTTTATATAAATGGACTACAATGGGAAAAAAAATTTCACTCAACTCCATTTGCATATGGCACTCGTTCTACTACACAAGGTTTATTACCATTAATAAGTAATTCAACAATTGATTTATCTAATACATCATTTGACTCAAATGCTCAATTGATATTTGATGGTACTGATGATAGAATTTTACTTACTAATTTTACTAATAAACCTACTACATCCATTACTTGTGAAACTATAATTAAACCTACTAGACCTTCAGTAGGTACGGGTACTGTACGAGGTGGTGCTATATCATCAACTAATAGTATGTATTTAGGAATTATTGACTCGATAGACGGGGGAAATACATTTGCAATGCATTGGGCTAACCAAACAGTAAATAGTAGGGTTTATAATTGGAACGGGCAAATACCTAATAATGCTTATTCTTATTTAGTTGGAACATATGACGGAACAACTGCAAGAGCTTATCTTAATGGTATTGAAATATGGTCAACTTCACAAACTGGAAATATCCCTGATGCAGAATATTATATTGGCACATATGGTGGAGCCCCAGTTGATGGAGTTCATAATTTTAATGGCTATATCCCTGTAGCTAAAATATATAATAGAGCATTATCCCCCTCAGAAATTAAACAAAACTACAACAAATATAAAACACGTTTTAATTTACCATAATATTTATCATAGATGGATATATTTAAAAATAGAAGATGGTTGGTAATTCCAACAACATTAACAGGATCAATTGACTTTGGACAAGTTTTAGAATCAGGTCCTGAAGCTTTACGTTTATCAGTAGATGGTACTCAAACATTTGTAAAATATGATATTAATATTGTAGAAGAAGATTATACAGTAGTAGTACCAAACCCCGAAACTGGACAAGAAGATTCATATGTTGTATATGCTGGACTTTATGGAAGACCAGATATTTATTCCCCAGAATACCCAGAATATACACATCAACCAATGTTAGAATTACTAGCAACACCGGAATGGACACAACCATTACCTACAGAACCAATAAAGTAACATGGCAGACATTATAATTACACCCGGTTCCAGTTTAATGAGCTTTACGAGCTCATTGAATTATGTACAGACTTTAACACAAGAAGCCTCAGGCTCTCTTACATTGCAAGGTTCTGGTTCAACGGGTAGAACAGATATATTTACAGTTAATGGAAATAACGGTACGTTATTCTCTGTATCTGATGACTTATCAAATTCATTATTTTCAGTTAACACAATTGCAGGTTTACCTGTAATAGAGGCATTTGCCGATAATAGTGTTCTTTTAGGAAAATATGGAGCTGAACCTATTGTAATATCAGGTTCAAATGGCTCAATTCAATTAAGTGGTTCAATTAAAGCTATTACTTTACCAAGTGCAGGTGATACAAATATTGTAGTATTTAATACTACTTCAAAACAATTAGGATATAATTCTTCATTAAGTTTAACTGGAGCTACTGGAGTTATCGGTGCTACTGGTGTAACTGGTGCAACCGGTATTACCGGAGCAACGGGTATACAAGGAGCAACAGGTATTACAGGAGCTACTGGAATTCAAGGTGCTACTGGTGTAACAGGCGCAACAGGATCTCAAGGCCCGCAGGGTGCAACAGGTGTAACTGGTGCTACGGGATCTCAAGGCCCGCAGGGTGCTACTGGAGTAACTGGAGCAACTGGTATAACTGGTGCAACTGGAGTTACTGGAGCTACTGGAATCCAAGGTGCTACTGGAGTTACAGGAGCCACTGGTATACAAGGTGCAACGGGTGTAACCGGAGCTACTGGTGCTACATTGGCTGTAAATAATAACGTTGATAATTACGTATTAACTGCAACTGGTGGTTCTAGTGTTGATGGCGAATCTGGTTTAACTTATGATACTACTACTTTAACAGTTAACCAAAAATTAACAGTAGGTACTTCCCAAACCAATTCAGGAACATTATCTTCAATTGCTGGAGGTACAGGAAATACTTCTTCAGGAAATTGTTCATTTATTGGAGGTGGATGCGGAAACACAGCTTCAGGACCTAATTCAGCTGTAGCTGGTGGTAGATTAAATAGATCATTAGGAGATTGTGCATTTATTGGAGGTGGTCTTAGCAACGCTATTTCAGGATCAACCTTTTATAATACTATTGGTGGTGGATATAATAATTTAATAGGTTCTAATGCTAATAGTGCGACTATTAGTGGTGGAGAGAATAATAAAGCATATAATCAAGCAGCAGTAGGTGGTGGTGCATATAATAATGCCGCAGGTGGATTATCAACTGTTGGTGGTGGAGGTGGAAATACTGCTTCTAGTTATTATTCTACTGTTGCCGGTGGACAAGGTAATACAGCATCAAATTATTATGCTACTGTTGGTGGGGGTAAATCAAATACAGCATCTAGCAACTGTTCAACAATAAGTGGTGGTAGTAATAATATAGCAAATAATTTTGTTTCAACTGTAAGTGGAGGTTGTGGTAATACAGCATCTGGTATTGTTTCAACCGTAAGTGGAGGTAGAGCAAATACAGCATCAGGAAGCTATTCATTTATTGGAGGTGGACGTGTTAATACAGCTGCTGGTAGATGTTATAATACTTTAGGAGGTGGAGAAACCAATTCAATTTCCGGAGCCAATACCCAACATGCAACAATTGGTGGTGGTAAAAACCAAACAGCCTCAGCAAACTATTCATTCATAGGTGGAGGTATTAGTAACACTGCTTGTGGTGGATATACTACAGTTAGTGGTGGTCAAAACAATACTGCAGGAAATAGATGCAATTCATTTATAGGTGGAGGTGGCAGCAACACATCTTCAGGATACTCATCTGTAGTAACCGGTGGATGTAGAAATACAGCATCAGGAAATTACTCTTTTGTTGGTGGTGGTACAGGAGATGCTATAGCTGGTAATCAGTTAGCATCTGGAAACTGTTCCGCAATTGTTGGTGGATATTTTAACGTTGCTTCAGGACAATTATCTTTTATTGGAGCAGGAAGACAAAATACAGCTTCTGGAAATTATTCATTTATTGGTGCTGGCTGTTTAAATACAACTAACGGTCAAAGTTGGGCAACAATTGTTGCTGGATGTTCAAATAGTGTCAATGCTAAATGTGGTTTTATTGGTGCTGGTACAAGTAACTGTGTATCAGGCCAATTTGGTAATGTAGTTGCAGGTAAAACAAATACAGCATCTGGTAGTTACTCATCAATAGGTGGTGGTATTAATAATATAGCATCAGGTACTTATACTAGAGTTGGTGGTGGTATTAGTAATACTGCTGGTGGTGCATGTAATGCAAACGTAGGTGGTGGTGGTAGTAACACTGCATCAGGATACTCATCTGTAGTAGCCGGAGGATGTACAAATACAGCATCAGGAACTTACTCAGGTATTTTAGGTGGATGTGGTAATACTGCAGCTTGTGGTTGTTCTTATGCTATAGGTATGGCTATAACAACTCAAGGTACTGGAACATTTGTTAACAATATAACATATTATGAAGCTAACCTAGGTACAGCAAACGTAGCAGGTGAAGTTGTTTATTTTGGTGGAGGTACTGGTTTAACAGCAGGAGATTTAGTATATTTGAACTCATCTGGTAACTGGGCAAGTGCTCAAGCTAACGCTACTAGTACATCAACTGGTTTACTTGGTATTGCTTTAAGCACTACTGGTGCAGCCGGTGTATTAGTTAGAGGAAATGCTCGATTTACAGCAAACAATAGTTATTCAGCAGTATCTACAGTTGGTGCTCAATTATATATTTCTGCAGCTACAGCGGGTGACTTTACTCAAACTGCACCTTCAAGTGCAGGACAAATAGTACGAATTATTGGATATGTAGAAAGTACAACAAATGATCAAATATATTTTTGTCCAGATACAACTTGGATTCAATTATAAAATAATTAATTTATGGCAATTATAATAAATGGCTTTAATACAGGTGCACCTAAAATAGTAGGTCTTCAAGTAGGAAATGGTACCACAGTAACAGGTACTACCTCAGCAACCCTAAGTGCAACTATTACTATCCCTGCAAATACTTTAGCTACTAACTCAATTTTAGAGGTAGTTTGGTCTACTGTTAGATCTAGTGGTGCAAATAATGTTATTCAAGGACAAGTATATGTTAATACATCAAATTCATTAACAGGTGCTACCCAAATTGCATTAGGTGCCAATATAGCAGCAGCATCCTCAGCAGTTAAAGGTGCTAGGGATATACAGAAACTAAACACTAGTTGTCAAATAATGCAAGTTACTCAATTTGCCTCAGATTTTTCTGTTACAGCCGCTCCTTCAACCTTTACTTTAAATAATGCAAATACTATATATTTTCTTTTTGCTTGCCTAAATTTATCAGCATCAGATTCATCCTATATAAACAGAATAAGAATTACAGAATATGCCCCTTAATTTAACTAAAATTGAAAATGGGTTTGAGATGAATGAATCTCCCTATTTATTTGAAAACTTTGACCATGAAGGTCAATCAGTTAGATACTATATCCAATCCACAGATCAAGTTCTTGTAGGAACCGATCAAGGAATTATATTATTTGATTTAACGGTATCTATTGATAACGTATTTTATAATACTATTCAAGAATTTACTGATAAGTTATTTGAACCTTTATCTTAATAGATATTTGGTTATTTAAAAAATAGTTTTTATATTATTGTTATATTTAATTTGTTATGGAAAAAAAATATTCAATTTTTCATATTGAAGGTGGACTAGGCAAACATATTGCAGCAACTGCTGTTGCACGTTGTATTAAGAAAAACCACCCCAATAGAGATCTTATTATAGTTTGTGCTTACCCACAAATATTTTTAAATTTAGACTTTGTATCTCGTGTGTATAGAATAGGACATACTCCTTATTTCTATAAAGATTACATTGATCAAAAAGATTCAATGATTTTCAAACATGAACCATATTTTACAACAGAACATATCCACAAGAAACTCCCATTAATTGAAAATTGGTGTAAGTTATTTGGTTTAAAATACAATGGTGAACAACCCGAAATTGTATTTAACAAAAGAGAGCTTCAAAAATATCGTCAAATTTGGCAAGCAGAAAAACCAATATTTGTAATCCAAAGTAATGGAGGTATGCTACCTTCTGATAGTGGCTTACCTTATCGTTGGACTAGAGATATTCCTTTTAATATCGTACAAAATATTGTAGAAAGATATAAAGAACAATACACAATCTATCAAGTCACTAGACCAGGATCCCCAGTAGCATCCGGTGTTATACAAATATCACATGAAATGGCTTCAATGGAATTTCTTTCTATTCTTTTAAATTCCGAAAAACGATTATTGATAGATTCTTCATTGCAACATGCCGCGGCTGCTTTAAATTTACCTTCAACAGTACTGTGGGCAGGCACATCTCCAAAAGTATTTGGATATGATATTCACGATAATATTGTAGCTAAAATACCTGAAGGTCAAAAACTACCTGATAGTTATTTATTTGATTATGATTTTGAAGGTCAAGTCCATGAATACCCATATACAGAAGACTTTATATTTGATGTAGATACCATAGTAAAATCATTAACACGACAAAGTTTATAATGCAAAAGTTATTTTTTCAATCTAGTTTACCTAGAGCAGGTTCAACCCTATTACAAAATATTTTAGGACAAAACCCAGATTTTTATGTAACACCAACTTCCGGTGTTTTAGAATTGGTTTATGCCGCACGTAACAATTATTCAAATTCTGCTGAATTTAAAGCACAAGATGATAACTTGATGCGAGAAGGATTTAGACAATTTTGCCATGATGGTGTTACTGGATTTTTTAAAGCAGTAACAGATAAACCATACGTAATAGACAAAAGTAGAGGATGGGGATACCATAGAGATTTCCTTGATTTCTTCTATCCAAACCCAAAAATTGTTTGTATGATTAGAGATCCTAGAGCAATATTTGCCTCTATGGAAAAAAACTTTAGAAAATCCCCCGAATTAGATAAAGGTATAGTTAACCATGCAGAAATGTCAGGTGTAACCACGGAACAACGCATTGATATATGGGCTGCAGGTGTCCCGGTAGGAATGGCATTTCAGCGTTTATATCAAATGATTAAAGAGGGAACAGATAAAAATATGTTATTTGTAAAATATGAAGATTTAATGAAAGATCCTCAAGGTGAAATGAATCGTATTTACAAATATTTAGAAATTCCTTCATACACACACGATTTTGATAATATAGAACAAATTACTCAAGAAGATGATGCTGTATATGGTGTTTATGGTGACCATGTTATTAAACCTAAATTAACTCCTGTAAAACCTGATTGGAACGAAGTTTTAGGAAAAAATGCAAGTGGTTGGATCAAAAACAACTATGCATGGTTCTATGAATATTTCGGATATATTTAATATTTATAAACAAAAAATATGACAACAACCTGGACAATCCCAAGCTTAAAACGTTTAACTGATGACGGTTTAGTAGTACAAGCAACTTACATTTTTCAAGCTCAAGAACAGAATTTTATCAACCGTAAAGTAGGTGATATGACTTTTTCTGGTAGTATAGATGAGCCTGGATTTATTCCTTACGATCAACTTACTCAAGATGATGTATTAGGGTGGGTATTTGCTGAATTAGGTGATCAAAAAGCTGTTATTGAAGCCGAAATCACCCTAGCAACTGAAACCCAATACTCAGCATCAATTGCAAATCCATATTCAAATGGAGTTCCTTGGAATTCACAACCACAAGGATAATATAAAATTTAAATAGTTATGATTTATTGGTTTACCGGACAACCTGGAGCAGGCAAAACAGTTTTAGCAACTGCTCTAAAACAAGAATTGGACAATACTTTCCATGTAGATGGAGATGATTTACGTGCCATTTTTGATAACAAAGATTATAGTGAAACTGGTAGAAGAAAAAATATTGAGCTAGCACAACAACTAGCTCATTTTCTTCACAATAAAGGAAACAATGTAGTTGTTTCCCTTGTTTCGCCCTATAAAGATCAACGCGAAGAATTCAAAAACAAACTTGGAGAATCGTTAAAGGAGTTTTATGTTCATACTACTGAAATACGAGGTAGGGAAAATTTTCATGTTGAAAACTATCAACAACCAACAGAAAATTATCTTGATCTAGACACTACAAATATTTCAGTTGAAGAATGTTTACAAAAAATTAGAAGTTATGCAGAATTGGAGCAAAAAAGTACACGTACAGTCATCACTGAAATCTAAACCTAATCAATATGCTATGTTTATTGGTAGGTGGCAACCACTACACGATGGGCATAAAGCATTATTTCAACAAGCTTTAGATAAAGGAAAAAATGTTTGGATTGCGATTAGAGATGTTGAAACAACTGAATCAAATCCATTTAATGCCCAAGAAGTACTTAAAAATATTGGAGAAGAATATAAAGAACTTTGTGGACAAGGTCGAGTTAAAGTTAGTATTATTCCTGATATATGTTCCGTTGAGTTTGGTAGAGGAGTGGGCTATGATATTATTGAGCATATACCCCCTACTCAAGTAGCAGAAATCTCAGCTACAAAAGTACGTGAACAAATGCGTAAAGAAGGTAAGCTATGAAAACAAAAATAAAAAAATTCCAAATTCGCTTTAATGTTAATAGCCAATCAGAACATGAACGTTGGCGCCTTATTGAAGATGGTAAAGAATATTTAGTATCTGACATCATCATTGATGGCCACACATATACTACAATGGATTGGATGGAAGATCTTCAAGAATATAAATGGCATATCAGCTGTGAGGGATACGTTAATGTCCAAAACAATGTAGCATATGTTGTAACAGTGAAAGAAGAAGCTGTAATGACACGACATATTCTAAAAACATTATCTTATCGTATTTTAGGTACTTTAACAACTGTTTTAACTGCCTATGCTTTAGGAGTTTCACTTGAATTATCTTCATTATTAGGTGTAGGAGAACTTATGATTAAACCTACATTATATTTTTTCCATGAACGTGTTTGGTACAAATATATTAGGATAGGAAAAAAGAAATAACCATATTTATAACATATGGCACAAACCTTATCAACTTCTGGAATAGTTACTGGACAAGATGTTCAAGCATGGCATGTTACTCAATCAATAGATGCTTTTACTGGAGTAAGTGATTTTGATATTAGAGTATCTGGTTCATTTACATTGACTGGTAGTTTAAAAGTTAGTGGAAGTGTTTTAGGTAAAACATCTGAATCTGCTTCAATTGCTATAACATCTTCTTATACTAATCAAGTTAGTGTTGCTAATTCATCCTCATTTGCAGTAGTTAATTCTGGGGATTTATTAACTTTACAACTATATGCTCCTCAAATTGCTACTTTAGCAGCAAGTACTATATATTTTATGGGGGTAGGAACTAGTCTTATGACTGCTAATAGAACAGGAATAGTTGTTCCTATAAATGCGGTTATAGTTAAAGCAGTTATTATTTCTACAATAAAAGGATCCCTTACAGGTATGACATCAGCCCCATCTATTATGAAAAATAATAGTTCTATTGCTTCTCTTGAAAGTTTAAGATATATTAATCCTATAAATCATGTATTATCTAATATTAATCAAGAAGTATCAGCAGGAGATATATTAAGTATTCGTATAGTAACTGATTCGGGACCAACCCCAACTAACGTTACTCATAAAATGATTTTAACCTTAAAACCTCTTTAATGGCATCTATCCTATCAAATAGTGGAATATCTTCGGGTAGTATAGTTGAAACAACTCATATTACTCAAATAGTTGATGCTTTTACAAATACTCAAGCATATGATATCACTTTATCTGGTTCTTTAACAGTAACAGGTAGTGTAATTTTAGATACTACTATTAATAAAAACTTTTTTGGTACTGCATCTTTTGTAACAACATCATCATTTTCTCTTTCGGCAAGTAATGTATCATATGCTCATACAACTTCATTTGCAAATAATGATACTACATTTTTAGAACTATACCATCCTGTAACCACATTTAATTCAGCATCTACTTTTTATTTCGCTGATGGAGACCCAGCTATAGGTTCCCCTGAAGGTGTAGGAACTATTTTACCATTTAATGGGTTAATAGTTAGTGCTAGTGCTACTTCAATTGTAAATGGATCTACAGGAACTTATCAATCTAGTCTTTTTCTAGTTTCAGAAAGTGCTCAAGTTCAAATTGGAGATTTAACCTATACCGCTAAAAACCAATCAACAAGAGGAGTAATTAACCTCCCATTTACTTCAGGAAGTAGAATATATTGTAGACTTACTACTGATAATGGTACTACTCCAACAAATGTTATACATAACGTGATTTTATATATTAAATATAATGGCTAATACATTATCTAAAACAGGTATCCAAATTAATAATGTCATACAACCATGGCATGTTACTCAATCTATAGATGCTTTTACAGGAGTATCAGCTTATGATATTACTTTATCTGGTTCATTAGATATAATTGGCCCTTTAAATTTAGATTCTCCTGTAACAGGAAACTTAATTACAAGTGCTTCTTATGCTGTTACGTCTTCATTTGCTTTAACTGCTGTTTCTGCAAGTAATGTAAATTATGCTTTGACATCATCTGATAGTACTTTTTTACAATTGCATCATGGATTATTTCAAAATCCTGCTCAAAATACAATATATTATTTTGCCCTTGAACCATTATCTGGATCAGGAATTACATTAACAACCGACTCAGGTAAAGTAGGAACATATTTTCCTAAAACAGGGATTACTTTTAATAAATGTTCTATCACTACAACAGTACAAGGAACAGCTGGATCATCAGAAGCATCAGCTTATACTTTAGTTATAGGAGGATCAAGTGTATCTTTACCTAGTTTAACTCATAATCAACCTGTTTCTTCTAGCACCAATATCATTTCAGATATTTCTTTAAGTACTCTTGATTCAAGAATTTATGTTGTTTGGAGAACTCCCACAACATGGGCAACTGCACCAACTAATGTTTCTCATAACATAGTTTTATATGGAACTCGAGGAACAGCAAATATATAATATTTATAAACAAAACCCTTAAATTATGTCAATCGTTTCAGAAAAAAAGTTCTTAACAGAAGAAGAATTAACAACTTTAAAAGAAATTCAATCAAACACCCGCATTCTTATTTCTGAGTTAGGTGAAATTGAATTAATTAAAATTCAAGTAGAAAATCGTTATAATAATGCAAAACAATTTTTAAGCGATCTATCTACTAAAGAACAAGAATTTACCCAATCCATGCTTCAAAAATATGGTAGAGTTAATATCAGCCCAGAAGACGGTGAAATTACTTTATTAGATTAATCTAGATTGAAATACACCATATTTATAATAAAATAATTTATTTACAATGGCAGAAACAATTGTATCACCTGGTGTATTAGCAATAGAGAACGACCAATCATTTATCACTCAAGGACCTGTTACAGCGGGTGCCGCTATTGTAGGACCAACAGTTAAAGGTAAAGTAGGAATTCCTACTATTGTAACTTCATATAGTGATTATTTAAATAAATTTGGTGCTACTTTTATTAGTGGTAGCCAAACTTATACTTACTTTACTTCAATCTCAGCATATAACTATTTTAATAATGGTGGTACTAGTTTACTAGTTACTCGTGTTGTAAGTGGATCATTTACCCCAGCAACATCTTCTACAATTCCAACTTCAACTGCATTAACATCGGCATCAGCAAATATAGATTTAACATTTATTTCTGCTAGTGTAGCAGCAGTAGGATCAGGATCTTTTAATTTAAATGGAATTACTTTATTTTATTCTGGTTCTGCACCTGCAAATACTGCTAATACAATATATTTAAATACTGCTTCATTTGCAGGAGCAACAGTAGCTCATTATGTCGCTACCTCCTCTCAATATGTTAATTTTAGTAGTTCAGTAGCTCCATATAGTTCATCTTGGCAAAACATTAGTTCAAGTATTAACTCACCTAATTTAGTGTTAACTTCTACTGGTTCTAATGGATTACTAGGAAATTCTTATTTTTATACTTCAGGAAGTACTACAGTATATTTTTCTGGAGGTACAAATACAGAAGCATTCATTTTAGAAACACTATCCGAAGGTGAAATAATGAATAGTACTGGCCCTTCAGGTGCTTTTGGTACTTTATTAAGTGGATCTTCCGAAAATATTAGATGGCAAGTTACTAATACTAATATTAATACAGGTACATTTACTTTAATAATTCGTCAAGGTAACGATTCAACTATTTCTCCATCTATTTTAGAAACTTGGACAAATTTATCACTTGACCCATTTGCTTCAAATTATATTGAAAAAGTAATTGGTAATCAAGTTGAAACTGTTCAATTTGACTCTTCAACCGGTGAATATTATGTTGAATTAGTAGGCAATTATCCTAATAGATCACGTTATGTACGTGTTAAACAAGTATTAGTAACTACTCCTAATTATTTAGATAATTTAGGAACCCCTAAACCAGAATACACCGGTTCAATTTGTTGGTTCTCAAGCGGATCTTTTGGTGCTGCTTCAGGAAAAAATACTCCTACAGGAATTGCTGGGGGATATTATGAAAATATTTCTAATAATAATATTCAAGGACTTTCAGCAAACAATTATACTCAGTCTATTTCTTTGCTATCTAATCAAGATGCTTATAATTACAATTTATTAACTGCTCCTGGTTTAATAGCAGATTCTGTAAATTATCCTTCTCATACTTCTGTAATCAATACTATGATTTCTACAGTTCAAAATAGAGGAGATGCTATGACAGTATTTGATTTAGTCGGATATGGTGCTAATGTTCTTGAAGTTACATCAAATGCTTCAGGATACGATACTTCATATGCTGCTACTTACTGGCCTTGGGTTAAAACAATTGACCCAAATACAGGAACTCAAGTTTGGGTACCATCTACTGTTATGATTCCTGGTGTATATGCCTTTAATGATAGTGTTGCTGAACCTTGGTTTGCTCCTGCTGGTATTAACCGTGGAGTATTAACTAACGTTATTCAAGCAGAACGTTCATTGACTCAAGGAAATAGAGATTTACTTTACGAAAGTAATATTAATTCAATTGCTACTTTCCCTAATACAGGTGTAGTAGTATTTGGTCAAAAGACATTACAGAAAAAACCTAGTGCTCTTGATCGTGTAAATGTACGTCGCTTATTAATTGAACTTAAAAACTACATTTCTCAAGTAGCAGATACTTTAGTATTTGAACAAAATAATGTAATTACACGAAATAATTTCTTATCTCAAGTTAATCCTTATTTAGCATCAGTTCAACAAAGACAAGGTTTAACAGCTTTTAGAGTAGTAATGGATGAATCTAATAACCCTCCTTCAGTAGTAGATCAAAATCAATTAATTGGTCAAATTTATCTACAACCTACTAGAACAGCGGAATTTATTATATTAGATTTCAATGTATTACCTACTGGTGCAACATTTCCTGCTTAATAACATATTTTAAGGAAGTTTTAGATATTTATAATAAAAAAATACAATGGCAAATTTCACAGTTTCCCCTGGAGTAGCAATTAGCGAAATAGACAACACATTTTTGGCTGGATTACCAATCCCTCCTGGAGCCGCAATTATCGGCCCAACAGTAAAAGGACCAGTTGAAGTACCAACATTGGTTACTTCATATTCTGATTTTACAACATTATTTGGAGATACTTTTATTAGTGGTGGTAATTCATACTCTTATCTAACTTCACAAGCTGCTTTTAATTATTTTAATTATGGTGGAACAGCATTATGGGTAGCAAGAGTTGCTAGTGGATCTTTTACTCCCGCAACTAGTACTACTATTTCGAATAATGTAATAGCTGTTACAGGAGCTTTTTCATCAGCATCATTTAATGCTTCTTCATTTTTTACAGGATCTGCTACAGGATCTTGGTCAGGAATGAGGATTGAAATTCCTGGGGTGAATGACTATTATGTAGTTCCGAATAATAGTTCATATAACTATTTTAATAATTTAATAGACACATATTATTCTTCTAGTGGTGCTGCGACTAACAACAATACTGATAATTATATGGCTGTTGTAGTTTCTACTATTAATAACCCAACAGCAGAACTTAAAACAATAGGCCTAACAGCTTCATACGACTCAGGAACTGATATCTTTACCCTTTCCGCTATCAACTCAGGAGTTTCTTTAAATGGTGTAAATATTTACAAAGATGCATATGCTGGAGGTGTTGGTACTTTAGTAGCTACTTTAGCAGGTGGTACTACTAATATAACTTCAAATTCATTTACTCTTGAAACCCTTTCTGAAGGTATTATTATGAATAATTCAGGTTCGGAAGTTGCGGGAGCTCTAGTTTCAGGAAGTATAGCTAATATAAGATTTGAAATTACCAACCCAAATACTGGTTCAGGTACTTTTAACTTAATAATTCGTCGCGGAGATGATACAACTACTAATAAAATAGTATTAGAAACATGGAATAATTTAACATTAGATCCAAATTCACCTAGATTTATTTCTAAAGTAATCGGTAATCAATTGCTTTCTTACAATTCTGTTACTAACCAAATGGACGTAACTGGTGATTATCCAAACCAATCACGTTATGTTCGTGTAAAAGCCGTTAATTCATTAACTCCAAATTACTTAAACTCAAATGGTTTCCCTCAATCACAATACACTGGCTCAATCCCAGCTGCTCAAAGTGGTTCATTTACTGGTGCTATAGGTACTGTAAATCCTGTTATCAATTTGAATGAAAATATTACTCAAACAAATACTCAAGGATTAGCAGCAAGTGATTATAATAATATGATCGCACTTTTAAGTAACGCCGATTTCTACCAATACAACGTAATATTCACCCCAGGACTAATAGCTTCATATCATGCATCTCAAGTTAATAGCTTAATTGCTAATTCACAGAACAGAGGTGATTGTTTGTATATTCCTGATATGGTTGAATATTCAAGTAATGTTGCTAGTGCAGTAAGTACAGCCCAATCATTTGACAACTCATATGCAGCAACATATTGGCCTTGGGTTCGTTTAGCAGATTCAGCTACTGGAAAATTAGTTTGGGCACCGGCTTCAACAGTAATTCCGGGTGTATATGCATTTAACGATAGAGTATCTGCTCCATGGTTTGCACCAGCAGGTATTAATCGAGGTGGTTTAGGTACTGTATCATATGCACAATATAAATTAACTCAAGCAGAAAGAGATACATTATATGCAAATAACATTAACCCAATTGCAACATTACCTAAACAAGGTGTGGTAGTATTTGGACAAAAAACATTACAAAAATCCCAATCAGCTCTTGATCGTGTAAATGTACGTCGTTTGATGATTGAATTAAAAGGATATATTCGTCAAATTGCTGATACGATTGTATTTGAACAAAATACTATTACAACAAGAAATGTATTCCTTTCTAAAGTTACTCCATACTTAGAAAATATTCAACAAAAACAAGGATTATACGCATTTAAAGTTGTAATGGATGAATCTAACAACGGACCAGCAGTAATTGACCAAAATCAATTAATCGGCCAGATTTATATTCAACCAACACGCACAGCTGAATTTATTTCCCTAGATTTCATCTTACTACCAACAGGAGCTGAATTTCCGGGATAAAAAAATAAAAATTGAATATTTATAATAGAATTAAAATATAAAACAAATGGCAATTTTAAATCCAAACGAAATCTTTTATACAGCGTTTGAACCTAAACAAACAAACCGATTTATCCTTTATATGGATGGTGTTCCATCATATTTGGTAAAAGGAGTAGGAGCAGTGTCTTTAACACAAACAGCAGTTGCCCTTAATCACATCAACGTTCAACGTTATGTAAAAGGAAAAACTGTTTGGAACACTATTCAATTTACCCTCTATGATTCAATTACACCTTCTGGTGCACAAGCAGTAATGGAATGGGTACGTTTAGGCCACGAATCAGTAACTGGCCGTGATGGTTATTCAGATTTCTATAAAAAAGATATTACGTTTAACGTATTAGGACCTGTAGGTGATATTGTTTCTGAATGGATTGTTAAAGGAGCCGTTATTACAGAAGCTAACTTTGGTGATTACAACTGGGATGATGATGGAACCCCAGTAAATGTTACAGTAACTGTACAACCTGACTACTGTATCTTGAACTATTAATATTAGGTTAAACAATAAACATGTAAGAGCTCCAAAGAAATTTGGAGCTTTTATTTTCTTTCAATATATTTATAACCATATGAAACTAGATAGCTTACGTACTTTAGTTAAAGAGGAGCTTAGCAAGCGACTAAATGAGGAATACCAAGACAAGTTCAAAATGGTAGGTATGCTTATTACTAATATTAAAAAACGCCCTCAAAAAGAAATTTTCTCAGATATTCGTTCCATTCCAGGTGTTACAGTAGCATCTGTAAAAGAACCAATGGAATATAGTGAGCAAGATACAGAAAAATTTCAATCTATAATGACCGTTAAAGTAGATGGTCATCCATGGATTGCATCTAGTGGATTCGACCGTTCAAAAATGGAAGACATTCGCAAAGCTATATTAAAAGTAGAAGGAGTATTATCATATAATGTAAATCCTGATAATATTTCTGCTCTTTAATATATTTATATAAGACAATTAAGTTATAATAAATAAAAATTATGAGTGAATTTAAATTACCTACTGAAGTAGTTGAATTGCCTTCTAAAGGTTTACTTTATCCTGAAGATTCTGAATTAGCAAAAGGTACAGTTGAAATCAAATATATGACTGCTAAGGAAGAAGACATCCTTACAAATCAATCATATATTAAAAATGGTACAGTACTTGACAAATTACTTAAATCATTGATTGTATCAAAAATTAATTTTGATGATCTACTAATTGGTGATAAAAATGCAATTATGATTGCAGCCCGTATTCTAGGATATGGTTCAGAATATTCGTTTGACTATTTAGGAGAATCCCATACTGTAGATTTATCCCAAATGGAAAATAAACCTCTTAAAGAAGAATTATTTAAAGATCGCAAAAACGAATTTTTATTTACCCTCCCTAAATCAGGTAATGTAGTTACTTTTAAAATTTTAACTCATAAAGATGAACAAGATATTTCTCGTGAATTAGAAGGTCTAAAGAAAATTAATAAAGATGCATCTCCCGAACTTTCAACTCGTTTAAAATATATTATTACCTCAGTAAATGGAGATTATGAACGAAAATCTGTTCGAGAGTTTGTCGATGGGTATTTGTTAGCCCAAGATTCTCGGGCATTAAGAGAATATATTAAAGAAGTTCAGCCAGATGTTGATCTAACTTTTTTTCCCGACGGGTCTGACATTAGAATCAATATCCCAATTGGGGTTAGCTTTTTTTGGCCTGACATTTGATGCAGCAGCTCAAGTAAGAGCAGCTTTGTTTAAACAAATTCACGAAATAGTTTTCCACGGTAAAGGAGGATATGATTGGAATACAATCTATAATATGCCTGTTTGGCTTCGTCGTTTTACTTTTAATGAAATACAAAAGTATTACAAAGAAGAAAAAGAAGTTATAGAAAATAAAGGCAAAAAAGGCAGCCAAACTGTAATCAGTTCTGATGGTAAGATTAAAACCCCAGAACTTCTACAAAAATCAGTAAACCAACCACCACAAAAATTTACTCCCCCACCAAAAAGACCAATAAGTTATAAATAATTAATATTTATAATAAAAAATAAATGGCTTTAACTCCTGAAGAACAACAACGAAAATTAAATAGTCTTATACGGGAAGGTATTCAATTGGCTAGACAGTTGAATGACACTCAACAAGAGGCAAGTTTTCAAAACTTTACTGGAAGTCTTACTGATGCTGAACGTTTAGTTGGTTCTTTAAGAGATGAATGGGCTGAATATACTAGAGATGTTGCTGGGACTGCTTTAAATTTTCAAAGAATTGTAGATGAAATTAAAGCCATGAACAGTGGCACCAAAATTTCCCAACAAGCATTTTCAGGTTTAAATAGTTTAGCTCAAAGATTACAATCCCATCAAGAAGGGATAAGTAAATTATCTTCTAAAGAAATTAAAAATTTAAAAGATAAGGTAAAAAACAAAGTAAACGAATTAAAACTTGCTAAAGATCTTTTATCTGATCAATTATCCCAATCTAACCTTTCAGATGCTGAAAGAGCAAAAGCCCAAGCAGCATATGATAATATTGAAAACTCTCTTTATAATACTACCAGTGCTCTTCATCAACTTAACACTCAACTAAAAGTAGCAGCTGAAGAAGCTGAGACATTAGAAGATGCTTTAGGATTAGGAGGTAATGCCTTAAAAGGCATGCAAGAAACCATGAGCAAACTTGGTCTTGGTGGTTTAGCAGATAAATTAGGTTTAGATGAAGCTAATGAAGCCATGGAAGAAATGGCTGCTAAGTTAACTAATAATGGTGAAAAAGTTGCAACTTTAGGAGATAAATTTAAGATATTAGGAGCAGGAATGAAATCTGCTTTTTCAAATTTATCAAAAAATCTATTAGACCCTAAAGTATTAATTACAGAATTTGTAGCTACATTACAACAAGCAGATGAAGCTACGGGCAAATTAGCTAAAGATTTTAACCTGACATATTCTGAAGCTCTCTCTACTCGAAGAGAACTTAGTAATATGGCTGCATTATCTGGAGACGTAGCAGTTAATACTAAAGGTTTACAAGAATCTATGGTAGCTGTTGGACAATCTTTAGGTACTAATGCCCAACTTAATCAAAAAGATTTAATAACATTTACTAAATTACGTGAACAAGCTGGATTTACTAATGATGAATTAGTAGGAATACAAAAATTATCTTTAGTAAATAATAAAACATTAGAAGAAAATACAAAAGAAATTTTAGGTGGTGCCGAGGCATATGCTACTAGAAATGGATTTGTTGTAAATGAAAAAGATGTACTACGAGAAGTATCAAAAGCATCAGCTTCATTAAAGTTAACATTAGGTGGAAGTGCTGAAGCCGTAGCTGTTGCTGCTGTTAAAGCTAAACAATTTGGTTTAAATCTAGAACAAGCTGAAAAAATATCTGAAAGCTTACTTCAATTTGAATCCTCTATTGAAAATGAATTAAGTGCCGAATTACTAACTGGTAAAAATTTAAATCTTGAACGAGCAAGATCATTAGCTTTAGAAGGTAAAACAGCAGATGCTGCCGCTGAAATAGCAAAACAAGTAGGTACTTCTAGGGATTTTGCTAAAATGAACGTTATTCAACAAGAAGCTTTAGCTAAAGCAGCGGGAATGACTAGAGATGAATTAGCCCAATCTTTAATGGACCGAGAAGCTCTTACCAAACTATCAGCTAAAGAAGGAGAAACAGCACAACAGGCATTTGATAGAAGAGTTAAAGAAGTAGGTTTAGAACAAGCTAAAAAAGAATTAGGTGATGAAGCTCTTTCAAATCAATTCGCTCAACAATCTGTTCAAGAACGATTTTTACAAGCTACTGAAAAATTAAAAGAAGTATTTGTTAGTATGGCTGAGCCTGTATTAGCTATTTTATCTCCTTTGTCTGATATAGTTTCTAGTGTTTTACCTTTAATCAATGTACTATTACAACCCATATTATTTACATTTCAAACTATAGGAAGTGTTGTATCTAGTATTTTTACTTGGCTTTCTGAATCTGAAGGATTAATATTAGGTTTAACATCTGCTGCTGTTGGTTTAGGAGTAGCTATGAATTATAATGCTCTAAAAGCAGGTGCTATGGTTGCTTACGAGGAAACTTTACTTCTGCTTAAAGGAGAAGGACTCCTCATGGAAAAAGGTAAAGCAGCAATCCAAGCAGTTCAATTAGGATACCAGGCTGCTATGGGAAGTATGGAAGCTAAAAGAGCTCTTATAGAAAAAGGAGGATTTATGAGATCTATAGGTGAAGCTATTATGAAAGTAATAAGCTCCCTAGCTAGCATCCCAGTAGTTGGTTGGGCTTTAGGTTTAGCAGCTGCTGGTACTGTAGCTGCATTAGGTTACAAATATATGAATGATGGAGTTATTTCTCCATCTTCCGGGGGTAGTGGATATGGTGATAGAGTTCTTTATGGTCCTGAAGGTGCGATTTCTTTTAATAATAAAGATACCATTGTAGCAGGAACAGATTTATTTAAAAAAGGTGATGATGTAGTATCTGCTCCTAAGAGCGCTATAACTGTTGCTAACAGTACTGCACCTAAACCTGCACCTGTTGATTCTAACACATTATTAGCTAGTCAAATGAAACGTTCTAACGATTTAAAAGAACAAGAAATGAGAAGAGATAGAACAGTTTCAACATTGAGAATTCAATAATATACAATATTTATAATAAATTTATTAACTATGGGACTTTTAGACAAATTAACTAATGAAGGATCAGTATTGAGTGAATTTGATGGTACTACACCAAGTACTACTATTTATAATACACCTCAATCACCATTACACAACCAATATTCACTTAATGGTGCTCCGACTTTAACTGGGTTTCCAACACCATCACAGTTGGATTTAAATGGTGTAACTCCACCACAATACTTAAACAACCTACCTGAATAAAACTTGAATGGGGCTTTTAATTAAATTACAAGATGGGGATACCCAACTGAAATCACTCAAGTTTGGTAAAGATAGACCAAATGGGGGTGATAGTGGTCAACCATTTGTACAAAAGTCCATTGATGGTAAACAAGGATCATTTACACAATTAGATAATGATTTTTTATGGCGTGGTGGTATTCGTGCTCCTTTAGCAGCAGCACAAGATACATCTCGCTTAACTCAATTTTTGTTTAATATAAAAAGCCCTGACGGGTTTCTTTTTACTACAAAGCAAAATCTTTTATCTAGAACAGGTACTAAAACGGAAGCATCTAAAGGACTTGCTTATGGTAACAGTACAGTAAATGAAGGGATTTATAATCCATTATCTACAATTGCTCAAGCAGGAGTAAATTATCTTGGATTTCATTACAACAAACAAGGAATTGACCCTACAGGAAATTTTCCTAATCTAGGAATCATAACCTACCAGGAAGCTTTACGTGATCAATCTGTTGAAAATTTTCAAGAAACTAATCGTTTAGTTAAACTAAATAATTTATTAGTTACTAATGATAATAGTACAACAGATTTTAATGGAGTTAAAAAATATAGTTTAAATGGTCCTGGAGAAAGTATAATACTTTCTTATAGTGGTGGTCCTGGTTCTCAAATCGGAACAGGTACAACATATATAAAATATGCAACTGATAATAAAGGAGTTGCCCCATTAAAGACCGGAGTTAACCTCCCCCAACCAGGAAAACCTTTAGACCAAATTGAACAGTCTAAATTTCAATTACCCGTAGGAGTATCTTCTTTGTTTAATAGTGCTTCAACCCAACAAGTACCTATTTTAGCCAACGAACAAACTAATGGTTTAGCCAATATACCTGGGTATAATTCATATGAATATAATTTTTCAAATGATGTTTACCAATCAGGATCTTTAACACCTGTTGTAGGTATAGATTCTTATTTAACCCGTTCCCAAGCAATAATTGAAAGATCATCAGGAAGTGCAATATATGTTTCTCCAATAAATAATCTTTTACGTGTTGCTGGAATAGGAACTACACCTGGAGTAGATGGTAGTGGGAGACAAATTGTAGTTGACCCAATTTACAATGTTGCTTTAGGTCATTTTGTAGCAGTAGGAGCTAAAGATTCGGGAGATACATCACCTGGTACTATTTTAGGGCAATACTCATCTGAAAATACATTATTTAATGATAATTTAAATCAAAAATATACAACTTCTCCTAAAGATCATAAAAAAGGATATTTAGCTAATTTAGATAAAAATAGTGGTTACTATTATGATCCACAAGGAAAACTTTCTTATGTACTAAATCAATACCCTAGAGGTATAGCTCCTGACTTTAGAAAAACTTCTCGTAAAATTAGAGGATTTAACGATACCCCTGAAGGTGATTTCACTAACTACGATAAAATCACTGAATCTTCAGATTACATCAGTGTAGGTGCAAAATTAGTTGATAAAATATATTATGGTTCAAATGCCCAAAAACGCATTTCGGCTCCTATTAATAATGGAAAAGATATAATCCCATTTAGAATTACTATAGTAGATCCATTAGCTCCAAATTCAAAATCTACTCCATTAAATTTTAGAGCCTATATTGATGATTTTTCAGATGATTATTCAGCCGATTGGACTAGTCAAACATATATGGGTAGAGCAGAAAAATTTTATCGTTACACCGGATTTGATAGAAGTATTAATTTAAGTTTTACAATTGTTGCTGATAGTAAAAATAATCATTCAATAATGTATGAACAATTAAATACTTTAGCTGCATCTTTAGCCCCAACATATACAAGTGCTGGTTATATGGCTGGTAATTTACATCAGATTACCTTAGGAGATTATTTAGTTAATCAATGGGGTGTACTAACAGGCCTATCTTTCACCCCAGATGATGAATCTCCTTGGGGAGTTGAATCAGGAATGCAACTTCCCTTTTATATTAAAGTAACTGGTCTTAAATTTAATGTCATTCATAACTTTAGACCTGAATCGTATTTTAATAAACCTCATAGATATATAGCACAAACCGCAGATACTAATGGCTAGATATACTCAAATACCAATCATATCAACACCTGAAAATACTAATAGAAGATATATAAAGGTTAAATACCCTGAAATCCCCCGTGGACCTCAGGATATCTATGTGTATACTACTAAAGGTGATAGATTTGATTTATTAGCTCAATCATACTATGGAGATTCTTCTTTATGGTGGATTATAGCACTATGTAATTTAAATAATACAACCCCAGATTCAATTTATCCAAACGTTGGAGAACAAATTAGAATCCCTGCTTCTTCTAGAGTTGCAGGAATATTATCTGAATATGAAATTTTAAATAAAATAGTATAATTGTTATGCCAAATATTATAGGGGAACCTTTAAGACCATATGTCCAATCTCAAATCAAAGCACGTCAAGCTGCCCATGGTTCTGGGGTAAATGGAAATCGTACTCCTGAACAATTATCTTATTTAAATTCCAAATCAGCCTGGGTAAAACTAGCTTCAGGTATTGCTGCTTCTGGTACAAGAACTCAATCAGAAAATCTTAGAAGTGGATTAAGCGGAATTACTCTAGCTAAAAATTATGTTTTATTTGGAGGTATATCTCGTTTAGAAGGAAATAAATTAACCCCTAGAGGAAATGCTTCTAATAAAAATAATATATATGATTGGTTTGATGGAGTTTATAATATAAATGCTCAAAACGACGCTCAATACAGTGGAGAAATGGGACTTGTTCCTATGCCTGGAATAATAGACGCCTCTATAAAATGTGAAAACCGAGGATCTATTAAAAAAGCTACAGTAAACATTAAATGTTACAGTCCGGAACAATTTAAAATTTTAGATTTACTATATCTTAGAATCGGATATACAATGCTTCTTGAATGGGGTTGGGCTCCGTATTTAAATAATGGTGGAGGTTTAGAAAAAGGTTATTCTACTTTAATTGAAAATGAATTTTTTTCTAGTGATAAAGTATCTAATTTAGAATTTTTAGAAAAAATAGAAAATAAAAGAAAAGAACTTGATGGTAATTATGATGGATTACTATGTAGGGTAACAAATTTTTCTTGGAATTTTAACCAAGATGGAACATATGATATTCAATTAAATCTAATTAGTTTAGGAGATATCATTGAATCTTTAAAAATTAATTTATCTCCTACTAAAGAACTTTCTGAATATATTATAGGAGCATATAAACTTTATGGGGAAGAAACAATTGATGAAGAACAACTCAAAGAAAATCCTCCAGCACCATCAACTAATATTATCTCAGCATATTTTTTTGTTCAAAGAATTTACTTAACTGAAAATTCAGAAAATGATAATTATTGGACTCATAATGATTGTGCTAGTACTGCGAATGGGGAAATAATTCAAGTTCCAACTAAAAAAATTATTCCTCCTGCAAAACAAATAATAGAAAGTAACCAAACAAAAGATGATTTTGTTTATTTTAACTACAATACATTAGTAGATGATGAAGATGTATTAAATGATGATGGTTTTTACGTAAGATTTGGTCATCTTCTTGAATTTATTCAAGATAATTGTATATTTAAAATTAAAAATAAATTTGAAGATAGTATAAAAATAGATTTTGATGAGGAATCAAATAAAATGTATGTTTTTCCTTACCAAGTATCTTTAGATCCTCGTGTTTGTATAGTATCTAATACAGAAGAACTTGTAAAAACTAAAGAATATTATAAAGGACTCAAACCGTGGAAAGTTTTAGGAAGTAATCCCTATGGAAAAATGATGAACATTTACCTTAATTGTAATATGGTAAATAGGATTATTACTGAAAAACAAGATGAAAATGGAAATATAGCTTTATTTGAATTGTTAGATAGTATATGTACTGAATTAAATAAAGCTTTAGGAAATTTAAATAATTTAGATGTTTCTATAGATGAAGATACTTCTATTATCAAAATAATAGATGCTAGTTATGTTCCTGATATTTCAACAAATAATCAAGTATTAGAACTTTATGGATATGATGGTTCTACTTCTAATTTCGTTTATGATTTTAATATAAAAACAGAAATTACTAATGATTTTGCTACAATGGCTTCCATTGGTTCAACAGCTGGGGGTTATGTTAAGGGAACAGAAAATACAATGTTTTCAAAATGGAATAAAGGATTAGTAGATCGATTTAAAGACGAATATGTCCCCCCAGCAAAATCGGTAGCTAAAAGTGAAGATATTAAAAAAGAACCCCCAATAATTTATGCTGAGGAGTTTTGGAATAAAAAATATGCTCCTTTTGGATTAACTCCTCCTCAAGATGTTGAAGCTGATCTTTTTACCTCAGATATTTGTGCATTAAGTGCTGAAAATATAGATAAAAATTTAACTGTAGTTGATGAATTTTATAAATATTGCCAATATAAAATCCAACAACAACAAGAAAAATATGCATCTCCATCAACCGGTTTTATTCCTATTAGTTTAGGAATTACTCTTGAAGGGATCTCAGGAATCAAAATTTATAATTATATAGAAGTTTCTACTAGAATCCTCCCAGCTAATTACCCTGATTCATTAAAATTTATTATAAAAGGGGTTAACCATAAAATTGCTGATGGGAAATGGGAAACTGGAATTGAAACAGTTGTTATAGCTAATAATTTTAAAGAAGATGGTTCTCCTATACTTTCTTATTCCCAAATAAAAGATATTGTATTAGCAACCATTAATGAAGGAGTTGCTAGCTCTAACAATCAAGACGCTGAAAGTAGAACATATACTCCTCCTGTAAGATTAGCTAATACTTCCCCTGAAGCATTAGCTGTAGCCGTATCTAGTGGAGCAGGACTTGCAGCAACTACTATAGGAGGTATTGGAAATAAAACCCTTGGAACAGCCGGTAAAAATGCATCTGTTGCTGATTTAAGTAGAGATGCTCTTTCTGCTCAAACAATTGAACAAATTGTTAAAGATTCTGGAGCTGGTAATTCTGTAACCGGGGGGATAATTAGATCTCGAATAGTAAAAATTGCAGCTTCATACGTAGGCCAATTCGAAATTGAAAACCCAGGAAAAAATATCCATGGAGATGGCAGAACATACAGCCAAAACCCAGGGTGGTGGGATCCTGACTATCAAGCAAAATTTGCAAAAGCAAATCCTATTCTACAATATGGTAACTGGACTCCATCCCAACCTTGGTGTGCTTGGTTTTGTCAAGTTGTTTGGAGAGAAGCATATACTACTGGAAACGCATATGTTGATCCTCCTACTCAATATGCAACTGAATATAAAAATATTTGGAATAATTATCTTTCTGCAGGGGGTGCTATAACTGCTGGTGTAGCATATGCTAAAACTAACTTCCAAAGACTTAAAAAGTTTATTACTTTGCAGGATGCTATAACTGGAAGATCTCTCCCTGAACCAGGTGATATAGCAGTTTATAGTTATGGTCACGTAGATTTAGTAGTTAAACCATTTATCACTGATGGTAAATTAACTGGATTCTCAGCTATTGGAGGAAATACAGGAGCAGGAGATGCTCGAAATGGTGGAGAAACTAAATATTATGCAAGAAAAGGAGATTGGAAATCCGTTGTTGGTTTTTGTAAAGTAATTGACCCTTTCAATCAAACCACAGACTACTCCTCAGCCCCTCCATCAGGATTACCTTCTGCTAATAACTCAAATTCAACATCAAATTCTACTTCAAATCAACCAACATTTGAAGAACTTCAAGAAAAATCTGCAAGTGCATTTAATTCATTAGTATATCGTTTAGCTTTAATTTGGACATTAAAAGATAATTATGGTTCAAATGGAAAATATTTATTTTATAATTATAAAGGGGCAAATGATGATGAAGATGGAGCTGTAGAAGCTGCTAAAAATTGGATGAAAAAATCTGAACAACAAAATTTATTAAATAAATTAACTGATAAGGATCGAGAACAATTCAATAAATATCTTATTCAACTTTATCAAAGAACCAAGTACGGAGGAAATAATATAACCTTTAAATCAGCATATAATAAAAAAGTTAAAGATAAAACTATAGACCCTGACTTTTAATACTTATTAACATGCCGTATTACCCATTATCCCAAATAAAATCTAATTTATACACTAATGGTGATGAATATATTTTATCTACTACTAAAGAAAATTATGTAGGATACTACTATGAAGTTTCAAACGGAAAAAAATACACAGGAAAAACCCCACAAGATGGTTTAAATATTCTTCTTTTAAATTTAGTAAAAGATTTAAATGATTTTCCTAGAATTTCCCCAAATTCACCAGGTCTTACTCCATTTACATATTATAATTCGGTATTAACTTATTCTAAAACCCTATCTAATGGACAAACTCAAGAAGTAAGTTACCCTAGTGATGCTATTGATAAAAGTTATATCCAATCAAAACCATTACAACCAAGGGCTTTACCAACCCCCTCAGTAACTCAACCAACTCAAAAAGACTACCAATTAGGAACATTTCAAAGATATTTTTGCAAAAAAAATAATGAAAATACTTATTTTGAAATAAATAAAAATACTTATGATTTACTTTCTACTAATAACAATTCAATAGCTTGGGATCTTTATTCAGCAATTTATATAATGTGGTATCTTACAGGTAATAAAGATACAGTATTTAAAGCAAATAAAGGTTTAGTAGATGTAACTGAACGTACTCAAAAATGGTACGGATTCTCTCAATATTTTAAAGGCGATTTCTTAAAATATTACTTGGGTTCTTAAAAATATGTTAGTATCTTTACAGCATGTACTGGCTGATAGAAGATCCTAAACATATTGAATTACTCGCAAGTTTAAAACATGATATAGCTTATGTTGAGGTAATACCCAACTCACATAATTTACATGCTGTTGAAAACGATGTATGTGCTTTATATATCCGTCCAAAAGATGATTCAAAAGGATATATTATTCCGGTAAACCATAGCGAAACAATAAATGCAACGATAGAGGATTGTTTAAAAGTATTAAACAGTATAAAACACATTTACGTAAGAGATAGAAAAGAATTTCTACATTATTTCCCTATTAAGCACTGTTACCAACCCTCACCCTCCCCCAATACGTATATACCTCAATTAACAACAGCTCACACACAAATTTACAATAGGTATCCGGAGATACAAAATTTAAACACTATTGTACCGATAGTAAAACATTATGAGGTATGTGAGCAAAACTTTGCAAACTACGAAAAAATAAGATTTAACTCGTTTTATGATAAGGCGGCATTGGTGTTTAATCAACTAGAACGAGCGGGTATAAAAATAGACCAAGAGTTATTTGAACAGTACTTTGACAAAGAAGCAAACGAGTTTATATACACTCACTATAACCTAAACACATTAACAACAAGACCCTCAAATACTTTTAATAACATAAATTTTTCAGCATTACATAAATTCAATGGAGAAAGAAAATTTATTATACCGCGCAATGATTCGTTTATCGAGATGGATATTAGTGCTTATCACCCTACCCTTCTTGCTAATTTACTTGACTACACTTTCGATAGCAGTGATATCCATGGCAGTTTTGCTAAGATGTATGGAGTGGATTACGCCCGAGCAAAAGAGATCACATTTAAGCAACTTTATGGTGGAGTTTGGAAAGAGTATAGGGAACTTCCCTTCTTTAAAAAAGTAGTAGCATATACGGACGATTTGTGGGAATCATTTAATTATGCGGGACATATCAAATGCCCAATTTCAGATCATAAGTTTTACAACAACGAACTGGAAGATATGAATCCACAAAAGTTGTTGAATTACGTGTTACAAAACTTGGAGACCGCAAATAACGTTAATATATTATATGAAATATTTAAGATATTGCGCGGGAAAAATACTAAACTCGTATTATATGTGTACGATTCGTTTTTATTTGATTATGATGAAAATGAACCGGACGTAATGCTTCAAATATTAGGAATATTTAACAAATATAAATTACAAGTTAAAACCAAAAAAGGTACAAACTACGATAATATTAAATAAAAGTTATGAACATCACTTTGGAACAACCCCGTCATATGTATAATCAATTCGACTATGATTTTACATTTGATACGTTATTGATGAACAATAGATTGTTTTGCACATTTACTTCCTTGGATGATTTAGAGGCGTTGGTTGGAGAACTGTCAAGACGCTATTCCATTATGTACAATAAAATGTTTGTGTTGCATGTTAAAAGCAACAATGAATATGTTATTACATATAATGTTGACCAAGGCAACATAAATGATATTCCCGATAATACCATTTTGGTACATAGAAAAAAAGAATCAAACACACTATATACAATAAATGCCTTAAACGAGTTAATTAAAAAACTCAATGGAGGAGCAGTTGATACAAATTTTCCAGTAAACTGGCAACACTACAGAAATTGTATATTGCTTACTCAACATAATGAGATAAAGCAACTAAACACAAAGATTTTCAAGATAGTTGAAATCTAGTTTGGTTTAGTGAATAAAGGTTATTATATTAAAGTTGTAAACAAATAAATTAGTTATATTATGAATCTTGATGCTATTAAGAAAAAGCTTGAGTCCATGCAAAAACAACCCTCATCAGGTGGTGGCTCAAACAACCAAACAAAGCGCTTTAAACCGCAAGTTGGTAAACAAACGGTTCGTGTTGTTCCTTTCAAATACAACAAAGACTTTCCATTTACGGAAATGAAATTCTACTATGGTATTGGTAGTAAAAAGGTAATCGCTTCTCCTTTGAACTGGGGTGAAAAAGATCCAATTGCTGAATTTGCAAAACAACTTCGTGGTACAAACGACAAAGAAAACTGGCGCTTGGCTAAGAAATTAGATCCGAAAGTTCGTATCTTTGCTCCTGTAATTGTTCGTGGACAAGAATCTGAAGGTGTTCACTTGTGGGAATTTGGTAAAGAAATTTACGAGGCATTCTTGCAAATGGCTGCTGATGAAGAAGTAGGTGACTTCACAGACATCATGACTGGCCGTGACATTAAATTGGTTACTGTAGGTCCTGAATCAACAGGTACTGTGTACAACAAAACTACTATTCAACCGTCAATGAAAACATCCCCATTATCTGAAGATAATAAAGAATTGGAATTGTGGTTGGATGATCAAGTTAATCCAAAAGACATTTACAAAATGCTTCCTTTTGATGAGATCAAAGCAGCACTTCAAGAATGGTTAAACCCTGAAGAAGATGAAGACTTTACTCCATCAGATGGCCTATTAGTAGTAGAAGAAAAGGAAGAAAAACCTCAATCAAACTATAGCTTGTCTGCTAAACCAGCAGCTAAAAAATCAAAAGCAGAAACTTTTGACGATTTGTTTGAAGAGGATGATGACATGCCATTTTAATTTGAACTAAGGTTATGGCTAAAGGAAGAAAATCGCTAACAGAGGCGGCGGACAGAGAACTGAAAACCGCCTTTAGTTTAGACAAATTTAAGGCAAATAAGGGTTTAGCGTCAAACGTTAAGTTCAAGGAGCAAAAGTGGATTCCATTTTCTCCGGCTTTACAAGAAGCACTATCTATCCCTGGAATTCCTATGGGCCATAACTCAATGGTTCGAGGAAAATCAAATACAGGGAAATCTACTATGACCATTGAAGTAGCAGTTAATGCTCAAAAAATGGGAGTA